TGCTCAAACCATTTTTGCTGGTCGTTAGCAGATGCACTTTGGTCTAGCAGTTCATTATCTCTCCAAACCTTAAAGATATTTGGTTTGATACCACGAACAACTTTCCATTCAACATTACCTACAGTAAATTCAACTTCAACAAGACAGTCTTTCTCGTTAGTTGCATTGATTAGTTGTGGTTTATTAATTTTACGAAAAGGTTTACCAAATAACGAAAATGTAAGCGCATCTAAAATAGTAGATTTACCTGCACCATTAGTGCCAATAATTAAATTTGTATTATTTTGAGTAAGACTAACTTCAGTAAATTGATTTCCAGTAGAAAGAAAGTTTTTCCATCTAATAGTTTTAAATAAGATCATGCTCAGTATCAGGGGGAATCACAATGTCATTGGGAGTAATAAGTGTGTAACTATAATTATGCAGTACACAAGTTTCAATCATAGCTTCGTTATCAACTTCAATAACGTGCATTTCTGGACTGCCAGAGTTCTCTAGCATCATAGCATATCGAGATGCATCGTCTTCTTCTTGAAAGATATAGAGAATATCTGTTCCGTCTTTGTTAGCAACAGAGTATGCCCCTTCAGTTTCCTTTCCTAAAATCGTTAAAATAAACATTACACCATTTCACATGCCTCTTGATACGTATCTCTGATAATGTTTTGTATCTTTGATTTATCAAGATTTATTTCTGCCTCCTCAATATATCTATCCAGGATTGAAAGAGTATCTTCAGACTCCATAGCAGAAAATTCTTTATCATCATACCACCCACCAAAGTCATAATTTTCTACGATCTTTAGTTCGGCAACACCTACAGAATATAGTTTATCAATAACCTTCTCAAATTCTTTGATTCTTGGTTTGCTTCTAACAATAACTTTTACAATTTTATTTTCATATGGAGTAACATCTACCATTTGATGGGACTCGTCATCGTAATACAAATTGTAGAACATCCGATATGGATTATTAATCGGAGTCAATTCTCTAGTATCCGTATCAAAGATGTGAAAACCTCTAGAGTCATTTACATCATTCCAGAACATTTCATAAGGATTACCAAGATATGAAATCTTGCCATCAGAAGAACGTGTATGATAGTGACCACTGTATACCGTAGAGAACTTAGAGAAGACTTCTTTATCCATACCGTGGTCCATCACCACATTCTTGTGTGCCCTAAACCCACTGAGTTCAAGATGACCCATAGCACAGTCATACTTAGTCTTATTAAGTACTTTTAAAGTATCTTTTTCGTTCTCATCATTAATCCAAGGAACAAATACTACTCCTAGTTTGTCAAGTTTAACTTCTGTTGGTTCAGAGTATATAATAACATTTTCATATTCGCGAAGTAGTAAGTCAACTGCATTAACATTATTAGTGTTTTTATAGTATGCAGTATGATTACCAACAATAGTATGAACAGTAACTCCCATATCCTGGAGTCTGTCATAGTAATTATTCTTTGCCCAAGAGAGTGCCGAAAAATCAATACCTTTACGACTATCAAATGTATCACCCATATCTACAATAGTAGTAATACCCTCTTCCTCAATGGTGGGGAAAAAGACATCATTGTAGAACTTTAGAAAATAGTCGTGAAACAGTTTAGAGTTCTTACGGGCACCAAAGTGCTGATCGGTAATGATCGCAATTCTCATTGATAACGGAGTTTACTATGGACAGCATCTTTGATGCTATTATAGTCGCTGTAGTTCGATCCGTCAAGGGTGTTGTTGTCGTCAAAAACCTCACTATACTCTGAGCGTTCGATAATTTTATTTTTAATATCTAACTGTCTTTTCTCTCGCTGAATACGACGCAGAAAAGCGTAATGAATAATCTGAGTGAAATACGCAAAAGGGTTCTGTGATTTTTCTGGATTAAAGTTATGGATATATTGTACGCAATTCTCAATACCGTCAGAAATCATATCTTCTTTAAACATATAGTTTACGAAGTTTGGTTTAAACGATAGATGATTAGCAATCTTTAAGAAGCACTCTCCAATATATCGTGGGATGCAAGGTTTAGTTTCCCACCTCTGTGACCTATCTTGTTTAGTAGGTTCTCTGCCGTACAAAGCAATAAAAGTTCTCTCAACTTCACTACGATACTCAATGAGTGCCGCAAGGAATTCTTTATTGTTAACGTAATGCTCTGACCTTTTCCTCTTGGCCATCGTAGTGCCTACCATAAGTTTTCATCATAATATGTATATATTATATCATCAATACAAACACTTGACAAGTATCTAAACCATGTGTAGAATACCTTTGTTGGGTTTGAAGAGACAGCTATAGATTACTTAGATTCTTTAGGATCTTTATTAGAATTTTTATATATTTTCTCTAGAACTTCTTTTGCATCTCTTACACTAGAGAGATATCCCATCTTTCTATCAATTTTAGATGAACCGTTGTTGTTATCTTTAGTACTACCGGTTCTAACATATTCTTGATACATCATTATAATTTCTATATCAGATGATTCTGATAGAGTAAGAACATCATCCAATCTAATTATAAACATATCTTCAGATGTAGTCTTTAACCATGGTTCTATTTTATAACCAACTACATTATCTGTTTTAGATTTAATTTCTTTTACATTAATTGGATTAGAAACTATTAGCATAGTTCTATCTTGCTCTTCTGAGGCTGCTACTTTAGCAAATATTTCTTCTCCACTTCTAAGTTTAATAGTTGCGTAAAAATCTTCTTCTATCATATTCCTCCGTTGAGTTGTATGGTAACAATTTCATAATTAAACTTCTCCTCATTGTATTGTTTAATTCGTTCTATAAAATGATTAAGTGTGTAGTTTCTTCTTGTGGTAGTTGAACTGTCGTCAGCAATATCGTATAAAGTTGCTTTTAATTTGTTCTTTCCTTTTCTAAGCACCCGTCCAATGCTTTGAAGGTTTCTGATTCTGGATTTGCTAGGTGAGGCGAAGATAACATTATGGAGATTTTTAATATTGATACCTGTAGAAAAAGTTCCATAAGAAGCAACAATAATGGCATTGTTTTCTCTTTCAGTTATTTCTCTTACTAACTCTCTTTCTGTGGTATCAACTCCACCGTGGACAAAAAATACTTTTTGGTTATCTTTCTTTTGATTATTTATCTTGTCGAAAAGTACTTGACCATGTGCTTCTACTCTTGCAAATAACACAAGAGTATTGCCTTTCATATCTAATGCAAGATTGGTGATAAAGTTATTTCTTTGTTGATGAGTAATTAAATACTGAACTTCATCTTCAAATACATCAAATTTACGAGGAGGATGCTTAAGAACAATACACTGAATATCTAATTGGGATAAATGTCCTTGCCTCATCAACTCATCTGTTCTGGTCACTTTGTATGAAGGACCAAAGACTCCCTCTAACACCCACTTATGCGTCTGTGTGCCGTCTAAAGTTCCAGTGAATCCAAATCTATACTTTGCATGATGAAGTTTGGTCATGATGTTAATTAGAGACTTAGACTTGAATAAGTGTGCCTCATCACCAATTACCACATCATATTCTTCAAACCAAGATCTTTCTAACTTATAGATAGATTGCCAGGTAGTAATGGTTATAGGAACATTACTATACTTTTCTCGACCAGAATAGATACGGTGACAATATGAATCAGCATCCCAACCATAGTCAAGAAAATCCTTGTGCATCTGCTCTACAAGAGATGTCGTTGGAACAACTAAAAGAACTTTTTTCCCTTGGTTCTCGTAGTATCTTACAAGAGAATAAATCATCAAAGATTTGCCAGAAGCAGTGGGGCTTATCAATAGCTTTCTATTGTGTTTTAAAGCACCGTATACTCCCTCAATTTGATACTTCCTGGGAGTATGAGAACAAATGGAATGCATATAATCCTTGACACCTTCATATGAGATCTCCTCATTCTCTTCATATGGGGTGCCATAAAATTTATTGTCCTCAAACGTATAAGAATAATCGTATTGCTTACAGAAACTGACAATTTTATCTAGCAGACCGACGTAGATTTGCTTGGAACGCATATCAAAGAGATGTATCTCTCCATTCCAATTTCTACCACGATACTGCGGCATAAATTTTGCATTAGGAACCTCAAACTTAAAGTGGTCTCTAAGTTCATATTCAATATGAGGTTCAGTATTAATTTTTAAAAATACTTCGTTGGACTTAGATATAACAAGATTTGCTGACGTATCGATCACATAAATCCATTCATCTAATAATATTTATTACATCTCTTTAAACTTATGTTCTAAAACAATTCGATAGAAATGATTCCTCATGGCAATCAAATCTTCCTGTTCAAAAGGATCACCACCTGACCATTTTTGAACTGCTTGAGATAACCCAATATGTATTATACGTATTGCTTGTATTGGTAACTCTACATTGTAATAATGGTCTTCTTCCATTATCCTAATCCTGCATTAAATCTCATAAATTCAATAGCGTTTTTAATTTGGTATGTTCGGTTAGTAATCTGCTTTAAAATACTCTCAATATACACTAACATAGTTTCATAGTAATCAATTTTTAGTGAAACACCTGAAAGTTTTTCATCTGCATCCAAATATTTTTGCATAGTATCTTTATCTCTAATTTTTTTAGGAAAAGGATTTTCGATATAAATTTCTGGGTCTGATTTTCCACTAAAATATTCATAACGTTCGTGTCGAATATTCTTACGTTGCTGCTCTGCTTTTTTTCTTAAAAGGAAGATTGTATTATATAATTCAAAATATTTTGCGTGGAGTGCTGGAATACCTAAAGACTCATTGTGCAAATTGTCTGGGTCTATTTTAGAATCCTTTTCCCACATATCTTGAATAGATTCAAGATCAAAACTCATAAATCTTGTCCTCTGGTATTTGTTATATTATAGTTAGTATACTTGAAAGATACTTCTGCTGTAAAGTATTCTATATCAGTATCTGTAGCATCAAAGGTTAATGTTGATAATGAGTATGGAAACAGGTCCTTAAAATTAACCTGAAACTTAGGTACGTTATTACTACTTAAAATTTGAAGAGTACCATCAGAATAAATGTTGTCACCTTGCCCATCAAAAATAGTATCGATACTGTTAGGTAAGGTTACTTGAGATTCAAAATCACTAAACTCTTTTAGACTGTCTGGAAAACCTAATCCACGAATCCATTTCTGAATTTCCATATAGTTTCCAAAATCTTCATCAATGAGATAACGTACTGTTAAATCACCAAACTCTATTTTATCACCAGGAACTGGAACATCTTTCAGGTAAGAAGGTTGAAGAACTACTCCCAAATCCATTGAAGGAATATTTGCTTGATTGCAAAAATATGATACTTGAGGAATTCTATCAATCCTGAATATAAACCCAACAGGTGCCAAATAGTTCCTATTTTCAATGGGGGTTACATATGACATCGGTTTTTAGATATTTAGCATAAAAAAAGAGGGTCCGAAGACCCTCTGTTTAACTCTTGTGAGTATGAATCACATGAGGTTCTTAACGCGGACGCGACGATAGTAGCGGTTAGCGTTAGTGGTGAGTGCGCCGAGACCTTGTGCGGTGCCCTGTGCGAAGGGGTTAGCAACCATGCCGTAGCGCGTCTTGAAGCCAATTTTTGGCTGGAAGGTGTTCTCTCCAACTGCACGAACCATCTGAAGAGGAACGTATGGGCAGTAGAATAGACCTGCGTCATAAGGGGAAGAACCCTTATAACCAACGACGTAATACTGGTCAGAAGTACCAGTACCGGTGTTTGCCGAATAAGGATCGATATATACGCGATACTTACCTTGGAGAACACCTGCGAAGGTGTTGCCGGTGTCGTCAACGTTAAGGTTAGCGTTGAGTGCAGGGGTGTAATCGAGTACGCCTGCCATGGTCAGAGCGGAAGCAACGTCTGCGGAGCAGAGGATGATGTTGCCCTTTCCACGACGAGTGCGCTGTGCGATTGCGTTTGCATCGCGCTCGATTTGGAACAGAAGTCCTTTGAACTTCTCAACAGACCAGCGACCGTTGCTGTCAACGTCGAGGTCAAACTGACCAGGAGTTGCGGTGTTGTTAACAGCACCTTGCTCAGCAGTCTTGTAGATGGTTCTGATGACTTCACGGTTGATTTCAGCAAGAATCTCTGTGGAGAGAATGTTTGCCAATTCCGCTTCAGCGTTCAGACCGTGGATTGCCTTAAGGTCTTGTGCGAGTTCTAAGGAGTACTCTGCTTTCAGTGCTCTGGACTTAGCAGTAACGGTGACCTTCTCAATCGAGAAAGCCATCTGGTTGAATTCACCTTCGGTGCCATCACCCAGTTTTTCTGCTTGGTCGGTACGCATACCCTGACCAACATCATATCCAGTCTCGGATGCAGATGCGGTTGGGTTCAAGAGACCAGGGTTGCTGCCGCTTTGTGCAGTTGTACCCATACCAACACCAACGCCGGTCATACCTGCGGTGTTGTTGAAGTCAGAATCCTGACCAGAGAATGCAGTATCTGCTTCGTCGAAGAATGCCTCTGTGCCGCTTTGTGTCTCATACTTGGAACGCATCGCGAAGATGAGTCCAGTAGGTCCAGACATAGGCTGAACACCTGCCAGGTCATATGCGACCAGGTTAGGCATAGAGCGTCTGATCAAAGAGATCAGAACGGGGTCGAAACCTGCGGTAGGACCACCAGCTGCGGAACCGCTCTGGAATCCGTCTGCACCAGCAGACATATTAGGGCCTTCCGTCAACATTCCGCCATGCTCAAATGCGGATTGCTCTTTTAAAAATTTTTCTTGGTTTTCTAACAGGACAGCGGTGACAGCTCTACGATGATTGTCAGAGATTTTCTCGCAACCTTCGTGATTAAGAAGAGGTGCCCACTTTTCCTGCAGATGCTCGGAATGGAACATTTGCTTTTTACCTAGTGTTTGTTTTTGTTTGAATTAATATTGAATTCAGGAGTTATTGCCGAGACCAAAGGATCCCAGGGTTTTCATATATGCTGCCATTGAACCTGAATAGGATTCAGATCCTGCAGAATCAACACCCTCGGAAAGGGTTTCAGTCTTTGCTTGTGGAGCCTGAGTCTTGGAATTGAAATACGATTCCTTCAGCGTCTCCAGTTTTTCACGATAAGATGTCTCACTTTCAAACTCCACACTTTCGGCAAGTGAGGCAAGCTTTTCTTTCTGTGTGGAAGCTAGTCCCTCAGAAACGTTATCAAGAATACCATCAGCAACTGATTCGGCAAGTCTGCTATTCAGTGTGATGTTCTTCTCAATTTGCTCATTGAGTTTGGTCTCCATATCATCTAGTTTTTCTACCATGCTCTCAAGCACATCATATTTTTCTTCAGGGATTGATACATAATGTTCTTCAAAAAGATTCTTCATTCCAGCAAGGAATGATTCAGTCATTTCGGTCTTCAGACCGCTTTCGATGACAAGTGCGTTTTCTTCAAACCACTCATCAGCGACATACTCAAGATACGAATCAACACGCTCGGCCAGTACTTCTTTCTCTTCTACGAGAGCAGCAACTAACTTTTCTTCGTATTGAACTTCGATTGCCTCTTTGATTTCAGTAACTTTAGCAGAAATTGCTGCTTCAAAAATCGTCTTTGCTTTTGCTTTGAATTCTTCGGAAAGTTCTTCGCCACCGAGGAGAGCATTAACGTCTTCTTCGACGTTATACTCTTCAACTTCCGCAACTACTTCTTCAGTAGCAACTTCTTCTTCAGAAACTACTTCATCAGTAGTAACTTCTTCTTCTTCGATGGTTTCTTCAGAGGAGAATTCTTCTTCTTCTTTCGTCATGGTCGGCGCAGCATCAGCTGCTTTAGCACCCTTATTAACCACATCCTTAACTTGCTTAAGGGTTCCGCCTGGAGTCTTCAGCTTTGCTGAATCGTCATCGGTTTTGTAGTTTTCTGGGGTGGGTCCACCCAGATCTTCGACCGAACCCAGTTGGGTTCCGGGATCCGCCATAGTTGGCATTGGATCTCCAGCCTTCGCACCAGCGTTAACTGCAGTACGGGATTGCGGTGTCTTTACTTCCATTTCTTGTAATGATTTTCCACGAGACATTTGAACTCTCCGATTACCTCTGATTTTAATCTATATTTATTTATAATTTTATAAATTAGAAAGGAATTGATCAAATAAGAATAACTTATTCTCTTCTAATTGTTTGGTATCAACTAATGTATTAATTCTACGCTTAGTTTGCTCAGCATACTTTTCACGGAGAATACCACCTTCCCATACCCAGTCTTTACCTTCCATAATTCCTTCAACGAAAGCATCAGGAGCAGAAGGATCTGCTACAATATCTGCAGCAGTGGCAAGCATAAAATCTTCACCAACAATATTTACGCCTTCTCTTGATGGTCTTAGTGAACCAATACCACGCGAAGAAACGCCAAGTTTTACACCTTCACTAATAAGTGATTCTGCAATCTTACCCATAGGGGTAGAAAGGATTTTTGCCTTACCAATAAAGTTTGAACCGCTTTCTTTAAGAGAAACGATTTTATGCGAAACTCGATCGAGGTTTACTGTAGGACCATCGGGGTGACCCAATTCTCCAAGTGCTCTCCCAGAGTTGATGTTGCTTTCGTTATAACGAGCAACTTCTTTTCTAAGAGTTTCCATAGGATACATCCGACCATTACGGTTCTGAATGTTACCCTGAAGGAAAACACCTTCGATATACAGGTTCTTTTTACCGTTGCGTTGTTCAACGATAAATTCTACCTGTTCGATTTCTTCTGTAATGAGTTTCATTTCTTTAGTTGGTAAATCCTACTTGTGCTCCTTTTACTGCAGTGTTTGCAGCAAATACACAGTGACTAGGTTGTTTCTCCAAAATTTCTACGGTTCCTCTTGGCAGTGTAAATGAACCAACAACCGTACCACTTTGTGTTTCAACAACGGTAACCAGATAATCGGCACCCGCAGCAGTATTAACTAAGCGAACAGCAGTTGCTGAAGCAAAACTAGTTGCTGCACCTGTCGTAGTTGGTAGTTGTGCTTCCGCAGCTTTAATCAGTGTCCTAGACATTTTTATATGACTGTTATGTTTTATTTATAAATTACTCTTCTTCCTCAGTAGATTTCCCAGTTTCCACCTCTGTTTCAATCGCTGCATCTGGTTCTCCAAAGGTAGAACCAGCAACTACTTGTCTATAAGCATCAACTCTTGCTGCAGTTTTTGCATAGAGTAAATCTTTGATGGTATCACTGATTTGGGAAGGAGATTCATCAGTAACCATCATATCTAGAAGTTCTTCCATTTATAATAAGTATGATATACTACCAGTATTTATACTAAATCTCTCCACCATCTGGCATTTCTGGTGCTTCAGTCGAACTTCCGTCAATATCTGGTTCCATTGGTGCTGAAATATTCTGCCCAACGGCAGGATCTTTCTCTGCAAAAGGTAGTCCAGTTGAAGGGTCAATCGTTGCTGGGTCTGGAATAATTCCCTTCTTTATTTCCTCTGCAATAAGTTTATCCTGCTCAATAATTTCCATATCAGTTTGACGCAAGATTTGACGACGAACGTAATCTTGGGAATAATACTTACCAACATATGGTTCAGCAGTTTGCATCAAATTCAATCTTTCATTCATCAACTCAGTTTCTTTGAGTTCTGAGAAATGATTATCATATAAGAAATCATACTGAATATGCTCACTCATTTTATTCCAGTCTTCTGGAGTGACAATGTTCTTCAAAAGAAGTTGAGTTTTGAGCATATCATTGAACATATTTGAGAATCTTTTTCTCAAACGTCCAACAAACTTAGTAAACTTCAGTTCGTCTCTAAGAATTTCAGATGATCTACCAAGATTAAATCCACCTTCACCATCCATTCTAGATGGGGGAACATTGAGTGCTCTAAACAATTTCTTTTTAAAATACTCAATATCTGTAATTTCTCCTAGGTTTTGTCCACCAGGTAATGTAGAAATTTCTGTTCCTCTACCACCTTCACGACGAGGCAACCAGAAATCCTCAAGCATTGACATATACTTTTTATCGTCACGAACTTCACCAGTCTGTGCATCATACACAAGTTTGTTACGATATCTCTGCATAACATCACGCAGATATTGTTCTGCCTTAACCTTAGGCAAGTTACCAACATCAATATAGAAAATACGACGCTCAGGTGCTCTGCTTAAACGGTAGATGACCAAGGCATCCTCAATCATTCTTAACTGGTTGAGTGCCTTGATTGATTTGTGAAGATATGAAAGTGTGATTCCTTTATTTCTATCTACAAGACCAGAGGTGCAGTAAGTAATAGCATCTTTTGCTATCTTAATTCCTTGACTTCCTCCACTTTGGATTGCTGAAGTATTTCCTGCAGAATTTCCTGATTTGGGATTATAGATAAAGAACTCTTCAATCTCAGGAAAATCATACTCCATAGGATCTTTCAATCCTCTAAGTTGATTATTGAGAGTTTGTGTTTCTCCAGGTTTTTTCTTTTGCTGTCGGAGATAACGCATTTTCATTGCGTCAATATATCTCAATTCTTTAATCCCTTCTTGGGGATTTTTCATATCGATAATTTTATGATAGTAAATACGACCATCAACATACCAGTTTCTATAGATTTCATGAGACTTTTTATCAAAGTCTAAAAGATCTAAAATATGCTTAAATTCTTTTCTAATCTTTGTTTTAATACCATCACTAGCATTAAGATTTGAGAGTTCAATCTCTACAGGACTATCATTAGTATCCGAAACAATTGCTTCGTTTACAATATCTTCAATTGCACTATCTACTTCAGGATGAAGAGACATTTCACGATATCGTTTGATTAAATCAAACTCACTTCTGAATACACCTTCAAGATCTACGTAGCTACCAAAAAAACCACTAGTCGCATAGTGATCAACCGAATCCTCATTGTTAGGGGGAACGGGTGATACTGCACTTTGCGGTAGTGGTTCGGAATTCTCAATTGAGAATCCAAATAACTTTGACGACATAATGATTTATGGTTTAGTCCTTTCAATATATTTATGAAAGGACCAAACCTAAGATATTGCGATTATTCTTCGGGTTCTGATAATTGTCCTCTATTCCAAGAATTGACTTGGAATTCTACAGTAAACTCTTCAATCTGATCACCATTGTCATAAGACAAGTCAATCTGAGAAACATTAGTTGGGAAAATATCAATAAAGTTATACTGTGCAAGTACAACATTATTGTTACCGGAATTGTCTTGACTTGACATTTCCTTACCCCTACCAAGTTGATAAACGGTAGCGTTGGACATATATGCTGCTGGTAGTGTAGCACCGATGTTATTGGCAAGTCTTGCCATATGCTCTACCCATGCTTCAAATGCATATCTGAGACCAAAGTTTTCATCGTTGATAACTGTTACAGTCCAGGTATCAACAGTTCTATCACCAGCAACTTTGAAGATGCGTCCTCTAAAAGGAACATCAATCTGTGCAATATTGGAAGCAGGAAGTGCTGCCGACTTACACATAAACTGGAACGTATCAGCATCCCATGCCGCTGCAATTGCATCGGGGAAAGTCGTTAATTCGACCTCAAACAGATTGGGGCGTGCGCCGCCACCAATCAGTCTGGATTTAAAAGCGGATAAGCTTTTGTTTGATCTTGTAGCCATTGTTTTACTTCTCCTTTAGGTATTTATGTTATAGATTATCAAACTCTACCTGCTACTTCTTCAAAACTAATACCCGTGCGTGTAGCAACGAATGTTAGAGTGACGTAGTTAATAGACTTGGCAGGTTTCAGGTAGATATCTGCTCTAAACTCATTGTTATCAATGATATCAGGAGTGTTGTTGGTTTCATCGCAAATAACGAGGAATCCAAAGAGACCTCTCTTCGCTTCAACATCACGGAGATAAGGTTCAACAATGTTTCTAAAGTTCGCTCTTGTTAACTCATCGTTGAGTTCAAAGAGTTGTGCGTTTGCTGCACTCTCAAGTGCTTGTTCAATAGTAAGGAACAAACGACGAACGTTAATTCTGTCAAATGCAGATGCATAGGACAACGCGGTCTTATCTCCGAAGAGATATGTTCCTGTTCCAGCCTGGGTTACAAAGGAGTTGATTCTGTTAGGATACAGTTTGTCTCTTTGTGCCTTGGATGGATTATATGCAAGTTTGATTGCATTATTCAATGTACCTCTTGCTTGTCCTGCAGGTGAGAACCATGGGAAAGCGACAATGTTTGTACGGGTCATCATACCAGCAACATCAGCGTTGCAAGGTACATATCGGAACTTGTTATTAAAGCGGTCGTACATATACTTATAACCACTATCAAATGCGGCATAAGATGACGAAGTTAATGGACTAAAATACTCAATCAGATTATCTGTCTGGGTTGTTGTGTTGGATTGACCAACCAAATCTGCTCTATGAGGACCAATCAATGCCATACAATCTTTTCTTTCTTCTGCAAGAGAGATTAGATAGTTTGCTTTTGCTTGAGACTCTTCTTTAGAAGAAAGACCTGGACCCATGATTAGATAATCAACCTGGACTTCATCCTTATTCTGAAGATATGAATATGCAGTTTGAAGATCACCCAGTGTAGCAGTCATTCCGCCACTTGCACCGTAGTCTGCACCACCTTTCAGTGAGTAAGATACATTACCGATTGCGGAGAAAGTTACGCCTTGCGCTGCTTGTCCCCACGTTCCACTACCTGTAGATACTGCTGTGAAAGAAGCAGATTTATCTCCAGTATAAGCACTGAAACCAGTTGCTCTTGGTTCTGTTCCGTGGAAAGCATCTACTGCTGCTGATGGACTCTTACCTGCATATACGTTAGCAGAGAAGTCAGCAACATAATCTTTATAGTAAATTTTCTGTGGAGAATTTACAGAAGAAATAGTATCAAGTGCCTTAGAAAGACCAATGTGCTTCTCAAGAATATTGCCTTGGATGCCAGTTACAAGACCTTTATCATCTACAACTACGACATGAATGCCGTCGCCATATCCTGCTCTTGTGGATGCAAAGTTATTTGCAATTGGTTTTGGTGCAATAGACTTCCAGAAAACTGTTGAATTAGTTAATCCAAGAGTTTGCTGATCATACCAGTCAACTGCACTAGTAACGAGAGTGTTTGTAATTGTTCCAACGCCAACACCTGAAGAGTTTGTAAACTCTAAATCAGCAGTTGTCTTGAACTCCCCATAAGCAGTTCCTTCTTGATAAGAAACTCTACTTTCAGTTGCTCCACCACCAACGGTGTGAACGCGAGAAACAATCTTAACGTCAAAACTACTTGCTCCGGTCGCAGATGTCGTAACGCCGGTAACAATACCTTTGAGGTATCCAGTAAATGTGCTTGTAGATCCTGAACCAGGAACGGTTACTCCATTAAGAGATGCAGTAACACCAAGACCAATAGTAACTCCTGCGGTAGAAGGACTTGTGGTGTTGATTCCTATAACTTGATCTGCCAGGTCATCAATAACACAAACTTTAAGATCATTTGCCCATGTACCTGGGTTCTTAGCAGCCCAAGTAAAATCTGCTGCGCTGGTGTGGTTCTCCGAATAATCGTCGTAGTTGTCTACATTGAGGCTAGTAGTATTAGCAATACCAACACCTGCGTTAGCATTGTTTAAATTACTGCCACCTGCTCTTACAACTTTAAGAACGCCGCCATACGAAAGGTAGGAAGAAGCAGACATCCAATACTCATATTGAGCATCATTGTTGGATGGTTTACCGAATACATCGATAAGTGCTTGCTCACTATCAACTTGAATACACTCATTTACAGGACCGATCGCGAAAGGACCCGCAATTGCTCCAATATTATCTAAAACATTATCAACTCTACCCTTGGTTAAGTCAACTTCTCTGACGAGTACGCCTGGAGATAATTGAGGAGTCGCCATTTTTTTCTCCGTAAATCTCAGTTTATCTGAAAATATTTATTAAAAAGTATATCTTCAGTGGGGAAACGTGGCGTGAACTACCAGTCTGGATAAACGTCTTTAATTCTAGAAACCGGGTTATACTTATCTTTTCTATTATCAGTAATTCTCTTTATAGTACATTCTTTACATTCATAAGAATATGAAGATGCTACTGGTCCTCTATTTTTTCTTGTCCTGTAAAATCCTTCTACTAAATTTTTTGTTTCTCCGCAAATTCTACATTTCCTATCATTGAGAAGCAAATGTCCTAATTTTATCTGCTTATCAAATTCCATCAGTATCTCCACATATAATCCATACCACCAGCAGTGTCTCCATATTCATCTGCCTTAAACCATCTATCACCATCACCATCAGTAAAACTATCGTCTCCCATACCATCATCCATAAATCCAAATGGTGCCATATCCTGTTCTATTTGATTTTTTTGTTCTTCATATAATCTCTTACGAATATCTTGGTCAGTTAGTTCTTTAAAGTAATCTTGTGCTACCAACCAGGCATAGATAACCAAACACATTGCAAGGTCATCATTACAACCTTCCTCTGCTTCAAATGAATTATGTTTTGAAATAAAGGTTGTCAGTTCTGAAATAATCTCATAATCATTAAAAATAAGTTTATCTTCTTCAATCAAAGTTTTAAGATTTAATGACCCAACTTTCTTCACAGTCTTGGACATCTTCACACCCAACTGAGTTTTTTTACCAGAAAATCCTTGCCCTACAATTTGCCCTGCTCTGCCTCTCATAGAACACATAAGTAAGTTTTGATACTCAAGATCATATTGTAAGATAGACGCTACCTGGTCTCCAATATCGTTGACCTCACAAAGTATAAATGCGCTATTATAGTTTTTTGCTACCTCATAAATTATATTTGGAAATAGCATAGGTTTGATATCGTTATTTCTATACTTTGCTACAATCCTATGAGGAAACTCTGTGATGTCAACACATACAAATGCAGAGTAGTCTGCTCCAACTCCTCTAGCAACGTCAACCGTCATTATATAATCGTGATTCTCTTTTGGTGGTTCGTATATGTCTAATCCAGCATTTTGTTTAATTGGAGACTCATATACCATACTCCTTAATTTACTAGGAGCAATTAAAGTATCAACAGAACCTAAAAACTCACATTCAAACTCAACCTTGAACTGTTGTTCTGAAGTGTTAGCAATAGTTTGTTCTTTCCAAGCAGAATCTCTACCAGGTACTTCCGACCAGTGAACATCTGTAGGAACATATTCATTCTTCTTTTTCTCCGCATCATGCCACATACGGTAGAAGTGATTCATACCGTGAGGAGTTGAAACAATAATTACCTTGGTGCTTTTACCAGAAGTAATAGTAGGATAAACAGAGGCAAAGAACGAGTCAGCAATATGGTTTGGGACGAACGCGAACTCGTCGAGAAAGAGGATGTTAAATGACATACCTCGGACAGCACTTGCAGACGTAGATGATGCCAATATTTTACTACCATTTTCTAACTCCAATGAACCTCTATTCCAAGCTATAATACCCTGCTGCATCCATTTTGGTAAGTTCTCGTATGCAGTTTGTAACCTTCCTAAAAGTTCTCTAGCAGTTGCTGCTTTGTTTGCTAGGATACCAATATTAACACTGTCATTAAATACTGCATAATGCAGCAAAAAAGATACCACAGTAGTAGACTTACCAGTCTGTCGTGGCATCTTACAGATATTAAATCTACTATTATGGAAGTTGTTAATTAACTTCTCTTGAAAATCATAAGGTAAGAACGGTTGAAGACCCGCATCCAAGGTCACAATTTTTACATACTTTTTAGTAAAATAGACTGGATCTTGTTTACATTTAATAAATTCTTGAACTTGTTCAGGGGTAAACTCAATGGGAGTATTTGCCTTCTTTAGAAGGGGATTACCAAGATATACGTCACTCATAAATTAATCAGCAATTCCAAGCTCTAAGGGACTTATTAATTCTGCTATCGGGATCGTTAGCAGTTTTGGAAGAAGTCATTTTCTTCTTCATACCTTTCATCCTCGCACAAAAAGACGCTCTCCTAGGGTTTCCAACTTTTTTTGAAGGTGCCTTAAGATCGCTTCCTGGGTTTTCGCGTTCATACGACTTCCTGCCTTTTTCATTCAATCCTCCTGATTGATTTTTACCAGACTTCTTAGTCCAGGCAGCACCTTCGGAAACATATAAGAAAGTTTCACCCGGTTCTCTTTCAACAATCCTAAAATACGTAACTCTGCATCCTGGATATACTTTTTCGAGTTCTGCCTGTACTTCAGATCTTTTGGGCATTCTGACCTGAGGAAAAAACATTTTCATTCCATAAGTTCTTCCTTTCCAGGTCAACATTACGTGAATGAGATTGCCTGTCTCCGCATTTACTCTAGTCGCTTCTTCTAATTCGTATGTGTCATAATCTACAGCAGAGGCGACAACTTGAATTGGTTCAGGTTTAATTAAGTCATGAACAACTGCAAAAGTTTCGCCATATGCATCAGTCAATTCTATTTCTTCTTTCTTTGTTTTATTACCCCAGTTAGCAGCACCCTTCTTACGACACTTAACTAATGCACCTGATGCATATGCAGAAGGCCATACGGAATAACGAGACTTCACCTTATGGTAACAAGCATCTTTCTTCCCTTCATCAACCACAATTAGTTCTACTTCTTCTTTCTTTGTCTTTTTCACACAGTTTGGATATCTTTTTCCAAACATAGTTTTCATACCTTTCTTTTCATATCCTTTCCAACATGCTTCATCAACATAATCTTCAGAAACACCAGATTTTCTGAGTCTCTTTGCCTGACTCTTATGCATCTCAACAGCTTTATCAAGTTCCTTAGCAATACCTTTCACACTCTCAGGATTCTTGTGACTTTCATCAATTTCTAATTCTTCTTTTCTCAGACCTAACTTACCCAACAAAGATTTTTTCTTGGGTTTAACAGAGGCAGAACCACCTTTTTGACGCTTAGAATATTCCATATAAGACTCACCTGGTCTCAATTTCTTAGAGTCGTCTTTCTTCTTAGCAGAAGAAGATGAAGATGAAGCACGATCCTCGCGTGCTCTTTGATTTGCACCAGGACCACCTAATTTACGATCTTTCTCAGGATCGGGATGCCAATAATCACCTTCGTGGAGTGTTTCTTCTGTCTTCACGTTAATTGCTTTCCCTTTTCTATTTGGATTTGGATCTTCTGCATTCTTTCTGCGGAACGCTGCTTGTTCCTCATCTTTAGAAAGATTGCGTTTCATTTTACTTGAACCGCACTTTGGTTTGGTTGTTTGACCTGGTTGTTTTGCACAGGGTTTTCCTGAGTATTTACCACCCAACTGAACCCAACCAGGCTTGCCATCAGAAGACTTACTCTTGCCAAACCAGTCACGCAAAGAAGAATCACCACTTTTCGACTTTTCAATAATGATGTTACTGAAGTTTTTAATATCATTTTCAGAAATGCCAGATTCAACTGCTGCATCGGCAGTTTCTTTTTCGGTAGCATCATCTACACTATACTTATCGTATAGTCTTGGACCATAAGAACATTGTCCTCTGGTTTCCTTTTTTCTACAAAGACGACAATACTTCTTTTCAGACATTATAGCAAGACAATGCTTTCAGTTATTTATGCTCTTATTAGATTTCTATACATTTTGAATACTGTAGATGCTGTAGTTGTCGGGGTTGCAAGTATTCTTACGCTTCCAGAATTTATATCTGCTGTAAAAGATGCTAAAACTGAACCAGTATTAATTGTTCCAAATTCACTAACATAAACGTTTGTTCCATCATGAACGATATTTAAAGAAGTAACGTGATATTCTGTGCCTCTTGTTATTTGTACCTGATAACTTGCTGATCTATAATCAGTAACACTAAATGTATCTACAGCACTTTGTGAAGTTGATGTTGTTGTTGAAGTTGATGTATTAAGATTAAGAATTACAGGACCGCCAATTTCAATACCAGATCTGGCAGTGACAATTCCAATAGAATCAACATTAGTTACGTCCTCATATGTCAATGTACCTGCAATAGATACATTTCCAGTAAATGTTGCACTAGATGCTGTTATTACATCAACTTGAATATCAGGAGTTCCAGATAATCCTTCTGCTATAACTCCAGTTATACTTGCTCCACTACCAACATAAGTAGAAGCACTAATTTCACCTGCTGATGATATTGTTGCTCCAGTTCCTACTGTTAAAGTATCAGTAGAACCATCAAAAACAATTGTTGCAGTTCCAACGCTCAGAGTATCAGTTACCCTAGCATTGCCAACTACAACCATATCTTCGGTAAATGTAGTTCCAGAACCAACAGGGTCTACAATCAACCCAGTTGCAGTTACTACACCAACATTTATTCCTTTAGTAGAAGTGTTTCCTTGTTCTAGAACACTATCTAAATCTGAAGAACCACCATCTACACCTATCCATTTTCCCGAAGATGCTTCATACTTAAGGAACTTACCATCAACTTTTGTTGTATCTCGGTCAATATCATCTAAGAACTCAAGACGAACTTCACCACCACCACCTTGAGCATTAACGAGATTTTTAAGATACTCTAGTTCACGACGAATTTTAATAATTTCTGGATCACTTATATTTTCTCTTATTTCTTCTTTAGACTTAATAGTCTCGAGAATTTTTAGTGCCTGATCGACTGTATCATCATCATCTTCATTATCTTCATTTTCTTCTTCGTTTTCTTCTTCTACTAAATTTTCTTCTTCTACATTTTCAATATCTTCAATTAATTCCTCTTCTACTTCCTCCGGAGGAGGAACAACTATAAGAGTGGACTCTTCAACAATTTCTTCTTCTTTTTCTTCTACTACTTCAGTATATAACCAAGACTCTAATGCTGCTATCTGTTTTTTCTGTTCTTTTTTCTTTTTATTATCTTCTTCTATGGATACTTTAACTTGAGAGAACATTGAATCAATATCAATTTCTCCTACAAGAGAACGAACTTCGTCCTCTTTATCTTTTTTTGCTTTACCTATAGCGGAAAAAAAATCTTTTAAATCAACAGTCATGGTATTTAAATGGTAATTTCAGCATTTACTGTTGTCATTTTTTTAATTATTTATGTTTTGGTCTGCTTTTTTGATCATTTTTTGTAACTCTGCAGTAGAACCAACAAATAATGCATTGGTAACATTTGTTGGTCCCTTTTGGGTATTAGTCTCTTCTACATCCTTTAACTTTTTTTGAAGCTCCATCAGTTTATCTGTAGCATCAGAAACACTTTTAATTAACTGACCTGCCACTTCATATGCTCTTGGTTGTTCAGTTTCTTGTGCCAGTTCAAGGATACCATTAATTGCTTCCTGTCCTTTTTCAATTATTGAATATAAGTTACCACGAGTATACTCATAGTCTTTTTGAATATCTTGTGGAGAAAATGATTTAGGTTTGACTGGTTCGACTTCTTTCTTTTCGGCAGGCATTAATTCTCCTGCTATACTAAACGCTTCATCTAAACCATTAAATTTATCAGTCATATTATGTTAGAAGAAAGTGTTTCCATCAAATCCAAAATCATCTCCAATTTCAATAAGGTCATTGTCTACTTGTGTAATTGATTTAAGTGCAGTTCCTTTAACATGATCTTTGGCGATAGTATTATCTCTTGCTCTGTCGATAGTAATTTTACTACCGGTAACTTTCTTAATATATATCGACTCTCCATCAATTTCAAAGTATGTATCTGCAGCAATATTACTTGCATCATCTACAGTAATACTAGTGGCACTGGATAAAATATCTACAGAAAGATTAGTTACTACAGAGTCATCATAATCTTTAACTGCTCTGGGAGTAACTTTATATGCAAGATCTCTCTTCTCAGCACTATCAGTATAGTAAGAAAGAGTTGCTTGTTTGATTGGTTCAACTCTTGTGACAGGACCGAACAGATATGTTTTAGCTGTAAATCTTAGAGTATAAAGAAGAACTCTTCTTGTGCTGTAGTCTCCTTCATAATCATCCTGCATTGTAATATTTTCTAGAATGATTGGAATATCTCTCTTTTCTTTGATCTGGTCTATTAACTCTACACTAAGATTAAATGCAGGTTGAAAAAACGGCAAAATCTGTTCTACAATTTGTAATGCATCATCATTTAACTTAGACATAATGCTAAGTTCAAATTGCATATTATAAGGAACTGGAGTAAAAACTTTATTTACTTTTTTCTTTGTATCTGGATCTTTTACTGCAATCTTTTGAGTTGAAGTAACTTTACGAGAAGCATCATAAGTGAGACCAGTAAACTCAAATGACATTCTAGGTAAGGTCATTGCAGTAGACTTATTTAAGTCTCCAGACTGCTCAAGTCTTGCTAAAAACTTTTGTGTAGGTCCATATGAAAGAGGAATTTTCATCACACTAAAATCCGTATCAGAAGCATCTTTCTTCTGGATATTGATATTATTAAAAAGCGTACCAAACGATATGATAGTTTTTCTTAGGATTTCGTGGTAAAAATGCTCAAACATGATTTTTGTTCACTATAATAATATTTAGTTAAGGAATTCCAAAAGGATTTCTTTCAGTAAAATCTAATATTCCATCTGCTTCAGTTTCAATAGTTGCATTTTGAGCAAATCCATCTTCAGCAGGTTCTACATCTAGAGAGAATATTGTATGAGTAGCAGATGATTGTGATCCAACAATAGTTTCTCCTGGAACAAAAGTACCAGTAACATTGCCAAGTTCAAGAGTGTTTGTGTTTGTATCCCAAGTTCTAACTCTTGCCTTTGTTCCACTTGTAGAACCAGTGACAATTTCATTGAAGACAAAATCTCCAGAATCGGAAGTTCCTGGATTTGATATTGTAATATCTGGCGGAATAACATATCCATAACCAGAACTTTCTGTTAAAATATCAGTTACTTGTCCTGCTGGACTTATCGTTGCAATACCTGTAGCAGTAGATATTCCTGAAATTATATTAATATAATTCTTATCACCTACAGTATTAGAGATAGAAACTAAAGGTGGAGTTATATATCCTCCACCACCAAATGTAACTGCAATGCCAGTAACAATACCACACTTATCAATACCAAACTCAAATACTGATGTTGCTATACCTACATTTGAAGTAGAGTTATTGAGGAATATAGACCCAACGCCTATAGAACTTACAAAAGTATTGCTAGGTATGAAATTATAGAGATCGCTGTAACCAACACCCAATCTTACTCTATCTCCAACAATAATATTCGTTGTTGTAATTCCAGTAATTATTGTTGAACTTATACCAAGAGTTCCTTGAGTTTGTATAGAGTTGAATCTAATAGTAGTAATACCAAGAGCTCTAAATTGTTCGTCTGCTCCAGCTGGTCCTGCAATGACAACATTTGGAGTTGAAGCATAACCATATCCACTGTTACCAACACTAATAGTATCAACTACTCCAGAAACATCAATGGTACATGTTGAAGTTGCTCGTATCGGTGATGGACTTCCTGAGAAAGAAATAGATGGTGTTACCGTATACCCAGATCCTACAGTTACACCAGTTCCTGTTGCCCATGAATCTGTAACGTTAAACGAAACTGCGGTTACAACTCCAGTTATTGGATGAATTGTTGCGATACCTACAGCAGTTTGTATTGGAGTATGAGTACCAACTCCTGTTCCAATAATAACATTTGGAGCAGTTGTGTATGCTCTTCCCGTTGAACTGAAAGTAACAGAACCTGGATCTATAGAAGACCCTGCAATTCCAATAGTAGCAGAAGCAAAACTAAATCCTGGATGCGATATAGTGACTGTTGGAGCAGAAGTATAAAATCTTCCTCCTGTAGTTAATCCTAGAGTTTCGACTGTTCCACCAGTTAAACTATAGGTATCAAGTGCTGCAGTTGCTTGAGCAACATTACCTGTTCCTGTAGGAAGAGCAAAAACTACTGAAGGTGCTTCTTTATAGAAAACGCCACCAGTTGTTCCTCCGGGGAATAAGAAGGCGGAAGAACCTACACTAACAGGTGCAGAAACTACACTAACTCCACCACCAACTATTGGAGAATCTAAAGTTGCAGTCGCCGCTGCCCCGACATGTTTTGGTGTAGAGAACGTTACTGTTGGTGTCAACACATATCCTGCACCACCCGACACAATAGTGGTAACACCAACCCCACCAGTTGTTGCAATACCTACAGTTGCTTTAGCACCTAAACCAGTATTGGAAATAAATTCAATCAATGGTGTAGAAGTATATCCTGCTCCAGAATTTGTTTGATAGATTTTTCTTATAGAATCTCTATCCATAACAACTGTTGCAACACCAGTTATTCCACTAGATGGTGCAGATGATATTGCAACAGTTGGTGCAGTAGGATAAAATGCTCCTTGATTGGTTAAAGTAATTGAACGAATTCCACCATCAACTAGTCCACTAATTGCTGTAGCAGTTGTAGCAGTTCCAACCAAAGTCATAGTTAATGTTCCACCAAGAATGGTAGATAACCCACTTTCTGAAATACCGTCAGGATCACTTCCTACAAGAGTATCGTCAATCTGAGAAACTCCAGTATCGATAATTTCATCTTCATATCTAAAGAGTTCACACCTTAATTCATATACATAATTTTTTTGTAATTGGTAAAATGGTTTTTCATGTTCTACAAATTTTATTTCAAATAATCTATCGCCTAAAGGAAAATATATAAGGTCTCCTTCTTTTGGTCTTGAAGATATTCTTGTATTACTAACATTTGCAACTAAAGGAGAAATAAAATTTTCATATCTTTCCTTAGATACTATCAAAGTTATTTCTTGAGTTGACTGAATTCCAAACTTTGATAATAATGTAGTATTGTCATTGTAACCTTCAAAATTTTCTACATATGCTTCTATAGGATAAGCATTATTAAATGAAGATTGTATTACTTCTTTTATTATACTTTTTGATGTAATATATTCTCTAGGAAGATAGTGTACTTCTACACCATACATTTTAAGTTGCTCATTTACAAGACTTTGTAGAAGACCTTGTTCTGTTGATGTTCCTTGAGTAAAAAATGGATTTAATGCCATGGTATCAACCTATCATATCTAAAGGTGGAATTTCATATGTATTCGACATTTTTTCCATTAAGTCGTCAATTTCTTTTACTGCATCATCATAAATTTGTCTTCCATTAAGTTCTACACCACCAGGAAGTTTAACTCCTTGGAATTTTATAAGATTTTGACCCCACTGCTTTTTAATTAGCATAGTTAAATATTTTTTAACAAAAAAGTCATTCCAAACTTTTGAAAAATCGTTTGGATTTACTAATCTAAAACAATCGATAACAATATGATCTCCTACGCTTACTCCACCCCAATCAATGTCAAGATACAATCTATCCATCCTTTGGTTAAATCTTATTTGCTTTTCTGTACTAAGAAGAAAATCTAGATCTTCTAGATATGTTTTTGTCATAGCATAAGACAATATTTCAGATGATCCCCAATAGTAAATATCGTTAAGGAACATTTGGTATTTGATGCTGAACATATTGCTTACTGCAGTATTTGTTCCATCAAATTTAAATATTTTCTGAATTCCTATAATATCTGAAGGAACTTGCAAATAATTACTATTTTCTTTAAATGAAAATGATTTAGATTGTCCTGCAATTGTTGCGTTAGCAGTAGTAGTTACTACACCCTCTGTGGCACTTTCTCCTGAAGGTGCTCTACCTCTATCTTTATCCTCTTGAGTAATTTTGTATTTTAGATATACCTGAGAGAACCCGTCATAGTGCCTCTCGTGCCAATACTGGAGGGCATCATCAACTAGATCGTCAATTTGTTCATTAGCAACGTTGATCTCTAATACAGGAGCTCCTAACTGCCTCTTACAGTAATCTATTAAAGTTTGTCTAGATGATGGTTGTGCCATTTATTCACAAATTCCCTATGTTTATATTTATCTTAATAATTTGCTCTTATGACTGAGATAGTTTCTTGCTGTTTAAAGTAAAGTTTGCAGAAAGATTTTGCTAAATTTTTTAAGTTACTAATATCATTACAATCATCAATTTCAGCAGCTAGTTTTGTATACTCAAAACTTTTAGAAAGATTTTTTAGTTCTATTTCATTTGGGTCCATTTAATAACTCCTTTAGTAAGTTTTTAATTTCATCAATATCATTTTTCATACTAGCAACTTCTTGTTCTATGTTTTGCACCTTTTGGTTCTTTTTGTTTTTTGCTTTACGTTGAGCAATATATTTTTCATAACCAAGTATATCAATATTCACAATTGCATCATTATTAGGGTCTCTCAAAAGATTTGAGTGACCCTCTACTCCATGGTATTCCATTACGCTAATGCAATAACTCTAAGATCTTTAACTCTAGGTACATAAACTTGATTAGTAGAACTTAATACAAGTTTAATTCTATAGAATCTAAATGGTTGCAAGTTATCCATAGTAAAGGTGTACTCTTTAAATTCAAGATTATTACTATTAAAATCGAGAACATTGGTTTTTTGAATCAGCGTGTCGGATTGACCGTCACTATCTTTCAAAGAAACTATCTCTCCATTTGGTTTGAAATTAAGATATCCAGGGAACGGTGCAAACACTGGATTTGCTGTTGGTTGGTCACTAACACAATAGAATGCTCTGATGTCAGAGTATGTATTAATATATCCATTAAGAATTATTTTAATTGAAGATGCTGAGTTCTCTAAAGAAAGTTCCCTTGAGATATACTGGAATGCTGATGGATCGGAATCAATAGTATTTACTCTAGAATCCGTTATGTAATCTGTAACAGAATTATTAATTCTATTTGTAGAAAGAATGGTATTCATTCTTTGAGCATCAATAACAGGACTTACTCTAGTATCAACAGAATTTAAGAACATTCTCAACGACATTGACTTATTGCCGGGGATAGCAGTAAGTTTTTGAGTTTCATTAACTTTGGAGAATATTGCTTTAGGTGATGTAAGGAAATTGGGTTTATTTAAGGTAACTGGTTCAAATCCACTATCAACGAATGGAATTTCATTACCACTAATTCCTGTTGATGTTGTAGATCTTAATTGAGCACTAATTGTAGATCCTTGAACAGTTTGTGAATGAATCATCGGAGTAACAATTTCATATGGAATATTTTGAGTTGCTCCAATATTGTATCCACCTGTAGACTTTGTATCTTGAATATAAAGTCTTGGAAAAGTATCATTTTGTCTTTCAACACTGCGATCTAAATTATTTGCATTAAATAATTCGGACATATCAAGTTTTATGTAATAAGAATCTAAACTTATTGGGTCTGCAATTGTAACTTGATTCATATCATGAATCTTATTAATTCTTGCAAGATTAACTCCGGATAACTCATATTTGTAAACTAATGTTCCAGCTGGATAAGATGCTCTATTTGCACCTCTAGTGATTGTTCCTCCTATATTATTACCGGATACTGCAGTGTATTCGATAATTTCGTCACCAATCTTTATATATCCTGCATTGTTGTTAGCAACAGGAACTCCTTCAAAGTTGACAAAATTTGCACTAGACTCAACAGAAATTGCACCTTGGGAACCTGTTTCATATGCAAGTGAGAGTTTTGTTGGAACTACATCAGATTCAACTCCAGATATATCAACTCTATTATCAGCAAAATACATTCCATGATTTGTATGATTTATTTTAATATGCAAACCATCCGAATCAACTGTATCATTATTAATAGATACAATATTAACTCCACCACCAGAAGTAGAATTTAATTCTTTTCTGCTAGTAGAATCAGTATAGAACATAGTATTTGCCACACCAGTTACAAACTCACCGATCACGTTATCTAAAACAATAGTATTTGTTGCGCCAATATTACCGAGAGTTAATTTCATATCTCTACCAACAGCACCATATGCTGCAGTAGTAGGGGTTATGACATCACCTACTTGATAACCAGTTCCCCCATTTCCAGTAATTGTTGCCCCAATAGCAACTCCATTCTGAACAGTTAATGATACTTGAGCACCAGATCCATTGCCAGAAATATTGACAATATCAACAGTTCTAGTTTCGGAATTTCCTGAAGAAGGTGTATAACCAACTCCTACATTAGATAATGTCAAAGTTCCTGTAGCAGAACCACCAACACCAATCAAGTTACCACTTGCGTTGGTGCTAGATTGATCGAATGTATTACCTAATGTGTGAGTATTTGTAACATCAAATGTAGATGAAAGACCAATTCTAAGTCTTCTTGATTTTAATTCAATAGAATCTGGTAACAGATTTGCAATTTGTCTATTTCCTTTAGTTAATTCTGGACTATAAACATCAATAGTACCAGATGCTTCAAATTCTGCTCTATACAAATTAAATTTCAAATCTTCCCACTGACTTGCTTCCCATCCAGATGCATTTTGAGATTTGAATAGAGAACCCAAAAATGGTTGTGAAGAAATTAAAGTATCTGTAAGGAAATCATCCTGACCAATTCTAGCAATGAATGTGCTATACTTTGTAGAATTTGTTGAAAGGCAAATGGCATATTCCTTTCTTCCTTCTAGGTAGATCGGAGCTTTAAATGTAAATGAGGTTGCGATAGAACTATCATTAGAAATTGAAACTTCATCTGGATCAAGAATAACCTCAGAAAGAGGAAGAACTCTAGATGTAGGAATTCCACCTTCAACTGTTCTGATCTGTAAAGTGATGGGAATTTCCATATCATCTTTAGACCTGAAGAAAATGTCACATCTTGTTAAGAAAATACCAGTTTCATCATCAACAGTAAATGTTTGTGCAAGAGGATCATACCATGCAGTAATAGTATCTGGAGAAGTTCTATTAACTACGCTAGTTCCAACAATTTGTGTTCCTGAAGATTTACTAACAGTTTGTTGACCAAACTCTTTCTTATCTTCAAGACGTACATTCCTAATAGAACCTTCATTCTGAATAATTCCAGTAGCTGAATATAATTCAGAAGCAGTAGTGGTTACATTTTCAGCATCATTGGTTATATTGCTGGAAAGAGTAAATGATCTAATACCTGATTCAAATCTTGGATGGTATGAAGTTGTCGTTTCTGGAATGTAGAAACTACCAATAAGAGATGATGTATTATCTACAACAAGTTTTAAATCAGAAACTGTTGCTGTGGCACCACTACTTTCTCCAACAAGTAAAGTTCCAACTTCAACATATCCATAATATAAACCTTGAGTTTCATTTGATAATGAATAGGTATCAATATTCAGAATGGTTGAAGTTGAATTATATGAGGAAGGAATTAATTGTCCGTTGTATGGATTTTCAAGATAAGTTTTAGTTGCTGCATCATAAGGACCTTCTTTATGGTTTATCTGTGCAACTCTTGCATAGAACTTAGGAGAAATAATACCTTTTTTAATAGGAACACTGCGAATATTTTCTCCAACAGTAAATGTTCCTGAAGTCATTGTAATTTCAATTAATTTAGGAACACAATATCTAGATACGTCAATACCATCAAAGAATGGGAATACTTTAGTCCCTGGTTTAAGTTTCTTAGAAATAAATTCAATATTTCTAGATCTCATAAATGGGACAAGATCTCTACTTACTGATCTATCATTTACTGAAGTTTTTTCATATTCTTCGTGAACAATAGTTCTCGTTCCGCCTCTAGATTCTGTTCCAATATCAAAGGTTTCTTGAAGTTCTTCTTGAGAAATTGTAGTAGAATTTCTTCTTACCCACTGGCCAGGTCCTTGAGTTCCATCAAGTTTCTTTGTACTCTCCGAAATGGCATCAGTTGCTGCTCTACTTTCAGATTCGACTGTATCTAACACACCGGTCCAATTAGTTTCCCAAGAATCCCAGAGAATAGGGATAAATCCTGTTTGAGCATCTAATTCATTTGTTCTTTCATAGTAATCAACAGTAGCGGCATAATTACCTTCAGTTTCAATAATTCTAGTTTGAACTCTAACAGTATCAACCCAAGTATCTGAAGCGGGAGTCAATTCGATTGTTCCTTGCCAGAAACTTACTGTGAATGGTGTTATAGTTTCAGATCTAGTTGCAAAGGTCTGTTGTAACCAATCAACCTCAGCATAATCTAAAGTTAAAATGTCATTACTTCTTGCGACATTTTCTCCTTCAATTACATTGAATTTAAAATCAGTTGTGGAAGCAACTTCCTCAACAGGTCCAAGTACAAGATCTACTGAATTTGTATAGTGTTTTGGTCTTAACTCTTTATTTTTTCTGTCAATAGAGTTATTAAGAGTTGCCTTTGTTTCTTGCGATTTAAAAGAATTAAAGTTATCTACAAAGAAACCACTTTTAAACCTATTAAGACCATCAGAATCTGAAATAAATGAACTTTCAGTTTTAGATTCAAGCAGAGATAGTGAAGTATAATATTCAAGATTTCTAATTCTATTTTCAAGTTGCTTAATATCAGACATTCTGTATCTCTTATTTTCCAAGAATTTAAGAGATGCTTGTTCCGGATTGAACAGATACGGGGGCAACTTGATTGTAGCAAGTTCCATCGCATCATCAATGGCAACTGGAGGTTCTGGTTTATCTGCAGGTGTTCCATAAACAATTTGGAACTTACCGTCTTTAGTCAGGAATAATCTATCAATTCTTCCAAGAAAGTATGAGAAATCAAAGATTAAACTTTCTTGAGAAGCAAGTGAATTTGCTGCAGAGTTGCCAGACTGGTTAAATGTTCTACCTGCAAATTCTAATGGAGAACGTGCTCCTTCAGTAACCGTATATATGGAAACTCTTGGTCGTATATCTATAATATCACTATTAGAGATGCCATCAACAGATTGAATTTCTGTCGCATAGTCAAAAGAGTTATAACTTTCAACTGTAGTCAAATCTCCAGAATCTGCTGTTCCATATCCAGCAGACGCAAAATACACTCTAATTTTCTTAGTTGGTGCTGCAGAAGATGATCTTCTTTTAATAGAACCATATGAATAAATGGTTTTTTGTTGCCCAGTACTAAATGTAAAATTGGATGAAATATTAAAACTTTCTTCAACAATCGAACTAATTATACCTTCAACTAAACTTTGTTGGAAGATTACAGTTTCACCTTCAATAAAATCAATTTGGTTATTAACAATATATGATGCACTGGCACTACCAGGTTTTCCAACACAAACAGCAATTGCTCCACTTGTCTGCCCAATAAGAATCTCTCCATCTAAAACATCTTGAGTTGTAGATGTTTGACTTATAACAGAAGAGAACGTCATTGTTGGGGCAACAGGATCATTAATCCCATTAGATTCATAAATTCCGTGTATTTCTAAAACATCAGGGACATTAAGGGAAATTAGTTCATCTTCAACTCTTGTACCATATGGATAATTTCCATGATCCAATCCATTATTTAATGTTGTAGCACCTATTCCTGAACCTTCAATTCTCGATTTACTTATAACAATAGAAGAAACATTTGTTTTAATTTTTACTTTAGATTTTGGTTTAGATTTTGTTAAAGTTGTAAGTAATGTTGCTGTTCCAGAACCAGTTCCAGTATTAAATATATTTTCAAGTTTAGTTCGATCAAAATTAAATGACATCTTATCAGCAGTCAATTCAATTGTAGTTCCATCATCATCTCGTATTAAAGAATATCTTTCCGCAGTGAAGGGTAAAAATATTTCATTTGCACCTGCTTCAGGGGAAGATGCAGTATTAATAGAACCATTAGCAAGAATAGATATTGGGAATGACTTTCTAATGGTGATTATAGATTCGTTTAAATTTATTGTTGCAATGTTCTGTTTTGATAACTTTGTATATAATGTATTATCTGAGGACTTATCTAATCCTGTTCTAACAATATTCATGTCAGAAACATTGACCACACCAGATGAGTGTAAACCACCATGCACAACACCAGCAACAGTGTGAATACCTGTCACAGTAACACCAGTATTAGATACTGCAGTTACTTTAACCATTGTTTTATCATTTGAGGTATCAAGATTAGAATATGTTAATAGATCTCCAACTCTTACATTATCTAAAAATCTTGGATTTGCACTCTGAACATTTCCGACATCACTAACTGTTGCAACACCAACATTAAATGCTTTAGTTTGAACAACATCTCCCGCAAAAGTATTAATACCAACTAACCCATCATCGGTTCCAAAAACAGATTTAATATCTGCTATTGATTTTTCTGTAACTGCAATGGCAACTCTACCATTTGCAACACCGTCAAAAATTAATGGTTCATTTTCAATAAACGATCCATTTCTATCATAAACAATAATATTAGCAGATGTAGAGACAGGTTCTCTAAGAAAACCAGTAGCACCACTATTTGCACCTTTTATAAAAGTAGGAACAGTTAAAGTGTGTGCTTGGTTTAGGGTAATGAGTGTAAATGGTTGTACGTCAAATAGGGAAAGACCCCACTCATTAGTATTTGAATTATCTGTAGAATATGAACCAGACTCTAATTTAAAGTCATATACTCTAGCAACACCAACTTCGTTCCCAGGAGCTACTGCAGAATCCTGAACTTCTTCGCAACGAGAATCTCTCAAACTTAAAACAAAGGTCTTACCAACGCCAATTTCATTTGGTGTTCTGAATACTCTATTGAGTTTTAATGTTGTTCCGGTATTATATGATAATGACTCACCATCTACATCTCTTGTAGTTCTTGGTTTATCAAGATCGATAAAAGTCGGAGTTGTAGTTTCAATCTCATATCCTTTTACATATGCCTTTCCTGAAGATACTTTAAGGATAGCTAAATCTTCAGATGCTAAAGAACCACCATAAGTAAAATCTCCTGCAGAGAGTAATCCACCATTTCCTTGATTATTATTTAAAGAGTTTACTACAGATACATCAAAAGGTTTTACTGCGTAATGACCACTCTCATCAAAAGTTCTTTGTGCAAGTGTATCAACTAAATCTTCACGGAATACTTGATTTGATCCTCCATTTGTAGATTTAATTTGAGTCCTTAAAACCCCATCTTCAATAACTGCCAATTCGACAAAATTATTATCATCAAAATCATCAAGTGGTTTTTTGAAGAGACTTACAGAAATTTTGAGTCTATCTGCTCCAGGTGCGGCAAAATTATTGAACCCCTGAGAGTTATCATTAAGACTTTCATCTAAATCGGAAGTTATAATTTCTTCTCTAATTTGAAGACCAATCCTATAATTTGGTCTATTAGTGTATTGATCAAGAATTAAAGTTTCCGTATCTACTTGAACAAAATGACCTCTAATAAAGTATACACCTTGTTGAATTTGGAATGCAGAACCAATAGAACTTGCATTTTGTACAAAAGTTACTGCAAATGGACTATTTGCGGGAATTGTAGAATTTCCTAAAAGATTGGAATTGATTGATGTGCTACAAACTAATTCTTCATTGTCAAAAAATTGCTCGGTCGCATTATTTGATGTATTTGAATTTAAATAATTTATATAAAGTGTTAAATTTCCATTTGAAGAATCGTTTGGAAGAAGAACACTATCTACAACAGCAGTTACACCAGACTGTTGACCTGTAATTTTTAGACCTACAAGTTGATCTGCATAAGCAGCAACAGGAACACCTTGGAAGGTATTATTTAACTGGACATTATAATAAAGCTGAGTGTATCCAGTATTACCTGGAATTACTTTTGATCCTTCCTTAAAGAAGTGCTGCCCAAACTTTTCGATCTGATTTTGTAAGATCGATTGAAGAGATGTTAATTCTCTTGCCTGTACTGGATAACCAGGTTTGAATAATACTTTATGAAAATCACTAGACGGATCGTAATCATCAAAATATGGCGATACGTTGAGATTAGTTTGTTGTGGCATAATCCTTTAGAACTGCAAAATAATTTTTATGTCTTCCTTTTGATTTGACGATCTAATAATAGAAGGTCTATTATCAACGTAAATAATGTTACCAGATTGTTTTTGAACTTCCGGTAACGCAATCCCGTCTTGGAACTCTATTCCAAAATAATATGTCCTATTATTTATTACTGTAGAGACACCCGTATAACTACTATCAATTGACAATGAAGAATTTGTTCCATTATCAGGAATAACTGTAAGATTTCCACTCACATCAGGTGAACTTGTAAACTCAGATAAATCAAATCCATATCTAGGTTTGATAATATCAGTACCATCTACTGTATTAAAACCTACTAGATTTCTATCCTGCCAAAATTTTAAAACTCCTGTAGTTTGATCATAATTAACAACTCTACCAAAAGCAGTTGTCCCAAGAGAAATTGTTTGCGAAATAAATGAGTTTGCTACAAACTCTGCAGTACTATACCCTGCTCCAACTAACTTTAATGCACCAACAACACTTGCTTTTGATTTATTTAAAATTGTTGAAGAACCTAATTCCGTAGGATTTTCTACAATACCAACTCTTGCAATTTTATTGCCAGTAACAAAATCTGGATCTTGGGTATCATTTTCAATTCTTGCATATAGTAATAAATTTGATGCACCAAGTTCTTTATAAATGTCTTTACCATGACCACCTTGTGGAGGAATGATAACATCAAATGTTGGTCTAGTAGTTCCTGTCGGAACACCTCCTGCAACTAAATCTACAGTTCCATAAGTATATCCACTACCTTGGTTAGAAACCTCTACAGAACTAACTTGAGAATTCTCATCGACAGTAATAGTACATTGAGCACCAATACCATCTCCCCTAATTGGAACATCCCTATATTGTAAGTTTGCTGCTCCTATATTAAGACCTTTATTTGTTACTGTAACAATCTTGATAGACCCCCCAACAGCATTATCTCTAACAAGAGCATTATCCGAAGAAGTTTCCCAGTTGTTGGGAACGGGCATAAATTCAGTAGAATCAAATTTTATAATATCTGCAGGACTTAACGTATACAAATATTTCCAAATATAATCATCACCACTAGAACCAGCAATTCTAGGTTCTAAATCAGTAAAAAGTGGTTCATCAAGAGATGGTTTTCCTGCTGGGTTATCGGGACTAGTTCCATTTTGTAAACAGATGTAGACTCTAAAGTCTCTATTCATTACATAGAAAAATGACGAATATAGGTTTGTAGAACTTGAAACTGCAGCAGTGTTATTAACATTAATATCATGACGATACATGTCATACTTCACACCAGAAGACCAAATTCTTTTTGGAATAACGTGCATAATATCTGAAGAAGTAATTTTCTTCATTGCAAGCATAGAATCCCAATGGTTATTTTCATTATCAAAACTATCTCTTGGAGAAGGTGGTGAAGTTTCCCAATTAGAATCATAATCAGTAGAATTTGGTAAACCAACAAAAGTGTAATAAGAATTAGTGCTGGTTACAACACCAGCACGAAAATTCTTAGCATTCAAAATTCTAATTTGATCAGTAATTATTGCAGACATTTTGCCACAGTTTTTCTTTATTTATTAGAGATATTATCTCGTTTATCCATAATTTACGAATCTCAGTGGTTCAGACCTTAAAATATTAGGTGATGTTGAAATTCCACCAATACCTTGCATATTATATGCACTATATCCAATAGCAGTTTGTCTAGTCTCCACAGAAATTCTTCCCCAACTATATGAACCTTGATAGTTAGATGTTGTCATTCCAGTAGTTCCATTAAAATTAGCATCAAAATCAAATCCTACTGGAGGATTATCAACTTTTGCACGCACTCTTACTACTGCTGTTCCTATTCCACCAATAACTTTAGAAATTGTTGATACTTCTACCGGTTCATAAACTCCATCAAGATATGAAGTACTTATCCCTAAAACATTACCTTCGCCATCATAAGATGTTATTGATGTAGTTGCAGATCCAATATTTGAATTATATAGAATAAATGCATCACCAACATCAATTTGAGTAATTGTTATGCCGATTCCGGGAGTGTACTTATGAGTTGTACCATTTTCTGCAACTGTAAAGGAATTGAGACCAAATACAACATCATTTGCTGGAATGTATAGGTCAAATAACGCAAATGTATCTGCTCCAATTGCTGTTGTTGCAAATCCAACAACAGTTCCAGAATCGCCACGATATCCTCCTGGGTAGTATACATTACATTCTTCAAAATTTTCCGATTCTGGTGGAGAAATTAAGACCTTTGGAGTGGATAATGTTGAATAACCAACTCCACCAGCATTTGTTATTGTAATGCCGGTAACAACTCCATTGGTAATAGTAGCACTAGCAGATGCTGTTGTAGTTGTTCCAATACCAACACCAGTTATGCTTGCTATACTTACGTTGGGAATATTCACATAACCCTTTCCACCATTTGTTATTGCAACTGAAGAAACAGTTCCTGCTGCAGAAACTGTTGCAGTCGCGGTTGCAGATTGCTTTTCAACTAATTGATGTATCTTGATTTTATCTTGGAAAAGTAATGACGTAGTATTTTCATTATTTTGATTAAATACTGGTCTGGCAGTATCTAAGTGGAAAACAGTAGAACCAATACCCACAGATTTAATTAAGTTTGCTGACGGTAAAATATTAGGTTCATAGAATTTTCTTGATTTGGAAACTACAAGACCATCAATTATTCTATCTTCAGTTTGACGACACCAATCTACTGGTCTAGTTAACTCAACATCACTAGTATTTCCTGGACCATAATATGGAAATGTCTCTACAGTGTCTGTGGTAACAATATCATTAACAATTCTAGGATCTTCATTTAATCTAATATCATTAGACTTTATTCTAAGATCATCACCTATCTTGACAGTTTCAATAACTTCTTTAGTAACAACATCAGTTCCAGCTCCATTTCCTTTATAGAAAACAATTCTTAAGAAATCACCAACTCTAGGTGCTTCAGTAAAACGTATTCTATTACCCCCAGCAAATAAATAAGATTCTCCTGGAACTTGAAGAATATTATTCAGGAACACCAATAATAATTGTGCTGGATCAATCTTAGATCCTCTAGATGCTATAATTGAAATTCTTTCGCCATTTCTAATCAACGGGAAGAGTTTTCTCTTACTGTCAATATAAGCATTAACATTATCTAAAACTTCAAGTTCTCCAAGACTCCAACCATTAAAGTTGTCGTCAAAAGTTTTATCAATAGTAAGTTTAAATTCTTCAAAGTTTGAAGAACCTGTAGTAGGAATACCAGTTTGTCCTCCTATTGGAATAGTTAAAATGTCTCCATTTCCATATGCATATCCAGTATTTGTAAATTCAAAAGAAACAACACTAGACCCATTTCCAACTACAACATTAACTCTTGCTTGAGTACCGACTCCCGTTAGAGTATTTTCATCTGAATATACTAAAGGAATATTTGAATATGGTAATGGTTCATCAAATATAATATCAGGAAGAACAGTATCAGATCCAATACCAATGTTAAGATTAAATCCAGGATTAGTAATATTGACGCTAGTAGAGATATTACCAGTTCCAGTTATAACAGTTGTAAAACCAATATGCTGAATAGATGTAGTTGCCGTACTAACAATAGCACCTTCATCGGAAGAAACAAATGTATGTGTATATTGACCACCAGTACGAACAGCATTTGATGTAGCACTTACAAATGTATGAATACCAGCAGAAACAGTAGCTGGATTAGTTCCGACATTAACAGTAATTGTAGTGGCAGTTACAGCAGAAATATCAAGAGTTGTATTTGCTGCAGGATCTGTCGCTCTAGGATATGTGTGATTAGAACCATGACTATCTTGAGCGCAAGTAAAGGTTAATGAATCAGTTTCAAGAGATATACCTCGATCGACAACTAAATTATGACTACCAATTGTAAGTTCTAAGTCTCCAGTATTATGATCATATGTAGCATCTGAAATATTAAAATATACAAAGGTTGAAAAACCAACAAAGGTTTGTATATTTTCGCCAGAAACATCCTCAAGCCTTAAAGGTCTATTCCACGAATTTGTATCAAGATTTGGTCTGGGGTATGTTTTAACCCTAGTATTATTGTCACTACTACAAGTAAATCTTAGACTATTATCATTAATCGTAATGTAATCGCCTTGATTTAATTCATGATCTATTGGAATAGTTAGAGACAGAATTCCAGTTGTACCATCATAATCTGCATCCAATACATTATATGTAAGACCAGAAACTGCTCCTGAACTAATATTACTCGTAGCAGCACTAACATTAACAATACCATATGGAAGTGTCACTCCAATGCTTACCTGAGTTCCGGAGGGAATATCAAGTAAAGTTGGATTGCCTATAGTAAGATTGACTGAAGTGTTTCCAACTCCAATACTTGCAACTTTAGAAAGAGATGCTTTCTTAATTGTACCAATACCAATATAAGTATTCGTCCCGTCATAAACTTCATTAAGAATACCGAATACACTATTTTGGTTATCAATAAAGATTTCTGTTGTACCAGCAGAAACTATGTGATTTGTTTCTGTTAAAATTTCTAGAAACTCATTATTTCTATAACCACTTCCAGTATTGCCTATAGAAGAGTTGGTGCCAGTACCAGTAAAGTTAAATGAAATTACTGTTCCAAGACCCGAAATAGACACCGTAGCAGCTGCCGAAACCAGTGGTTGATACCCAAAACCTTCAGATGAACCAATTGATTGTATAATACCAGCAACAGGGAAACTACTAATACCAACATCTTCTGATAATATTTTAGGATTACCAGTAAATATCGCACTAGTAATTCCAGCAACTTCATCAAGACGATAATCTTCGTCCACTGTTACTCCTGGAAGTTGGAAAACTCCATTCACCAACATTACTGCATTATTAGTTGCAATTCCAGTAATTGGAACTCCATCATCATCACGAATTTCAAAAATTGAATTAATAGCATTAAATCTATCAGATATATCCTGGAAGACATGATTATTGGTATATGTATCAGTTGTTGCCGAAGTAATTTTACCTCTCATGTAACTTCTTCCACTAAACGTAGATCCTTTTGCAACTCCCTGCCAATCAATTTCGCTAGAAACATTAGGATCACTTACAGGTTCAAGACCATAAGGTGCTTCAGAGAAACTTATTGTACTATTGGTAATATTATAATTTCCACTAATTTTAGTAATTAAAGATCCTGCGGGGTGGTTTAAGAACCGTGTTCCAAGTCTTGCTCTTCTAACACTAATTCTAGTTTCACTGCCAGCAACGCCAACTCCAGTAATCTTCATAAGTTCATCATTAATTTTAATATCATCCCCACCAAAGAATGATGTAACACCTACAAATTCAAGAATATCTGTAGTAGAAAGAGCAGTAACTCTAAGTGAACTAGTAATCGCTGTAGATACAATAGGACTTTGAATAAAGTTATCAAGTGTTACAATAACTCTAGAATTTTGATCGGTTGTCAATAATCTATGAGAAGTTCCACTCCCGACCGTAGTGAAATCTATAAATGTTGGGGTAGGAAGAAGAGCTGCTTGAGGACTTGTTGCCAATCCAATAGTATCATCATCAACTTTAATTACAAATAAATTTTCGCCATCATTTGGAAGTAATGTTGTTTGACCAACTCCAGTAATAAATGTTTGAGCAATGCCAATCGCAGAAGATTTGTCATTAATATCATTTCTAAAATAACTAACTTTTTCTCCAGATATAAAGAAATGATTTGGTAACTTAATAATATTATCTGTTACGCTAACTACTCCAACATTGCCCCCATCAAACCAAAATTCGAATATGTCTTGCTTATCGTGAGTTAGATCAAAGTCAGTCTTAACTGCATTAAATGTTCCAATATAATCATCTCTATCTCCAGTAATAACTCCATTTGTAAAATCGAGATGAGTATCAACATCATCACTTGAAGCAGACTTTAGGTGATGAGCTAAAACATTAACTTCAGTCTCAATATTTGCATTTGGAGTAAAGTGTACATTTAATCCAAAACCAGTTGAATCTATTTCTGCACCAAATGTACCCAAACCGGAAGAGGTGCGTAGACCTGCAAATTCTACTATGTAACTTTCGCTACTAACACCAACAGCATCAATTGTTTCGACGACAATTATTTCTAAAGATTCATGTTCATTATTTGTTTTATCAGAAACGTTAACATATAACTTAGTAGCATGATATTCTTCCGAATTTTCAATAAAACGATATCCACTAATAGTATTGATTCCTGGGGATGCTGAAGATGGAATGTTAGTAGATCTAGCTTCAAGTTTTGCATGATTCATATTATAAGTTGAAATTCCTGTTGTTGCAGTTTGTGCGAGACCAACCTGAATAGTATTAATTACTGCAGTTGTTCCAATTCCTGCATTAGGAATAAATTCAACTATAATATTATTATTATCAAGATATTGCCAGAAAGTTCCATATCCAACGTTGTCAGGACTGCTACCAAGAGTTGTAAATAACTGTCCAAAACCATCATCACCATGATTATACACTTCCGTTCCATTATGAAGTAAATTTAACTGTGTGAATGCAAATTCTTCATTTTGAGAACCACTATCGGGATTAATAGAAACCATAACAGATAGTGCATTATACGTGCTTCCAATGGAAACAATAGTAACTCCAGTTCCAACACTATTAAATTTGGTACTCGATGTATTGATTACAGCAATATCACCAAAAGAACTATTTCCTATGCCAGCAAATTCATCGTCAATTTTGTAAGAAATATAAGAAATATTAAAATCATTAAAATCTACTTTTTCATCTACAGGATAAAATCTAACAAAACCTTGTCCTGCCGAAATACCAAAATCAAGAGAACCTAGAGTTTTATCTGTGGTATTAGTTATACCATATTCGTTACTGTAGCTATAATTATCATCATGAATTACATCAAAGATTGATACTTGTCTTTCTGAAGTAAATCTCTTATCTCTAGCAAGGACAATGTATCTTAAAAATCTATGACTATCTAAGTTAAATACGTCAAGGTCAACATATTCTTCTGTTCTTGGTCTATGGTTAAAGTAAGGACTAATGTCATCTATCGCCAAGACTCTGTTACCAATTGCTTCATCAAAAGAAGATATGAATCTAGATTCAAAAATTATATTAGTTGAAATTAAATCATCACCAAGTTCAGCATAATCTTCTCTTACTAAATCAAAATCATTTACACAATTAATATCCATTACTCCTACAATGTCTTTAATTAAATTGACATATGAAGAACCTTTAGTTGGTGAAGTTGTAAACGAAGATTGATTTTGATAAGATTCAAGTTGATAATTAGCAAACTTTTTGTAACCTGCAACGTGAGTCATTGCAGAAATTGGATCATTCCACTTTTGTAAAGGTACAGTAGATTTTAGAGAATATGAGAAATTTTGATAATAATCATTATCGGGAATTCTTTGAAGGTCATTATTCAAGAAACCTGCAATTTGCTTCCATCCCTTGTCTCTTTTTATAGTACTTCCATACTTACCATATGCTTTGAATGGGAATATATTTTCATCAATTAATCCTCTAGATTTTGAAGTAACTCCAGTAATTTTTTCGTTTGCAATAAATTCATCAGTAGAGTTAATTTTGAGAATTGAATATTCTTCGTCCCAATCTTCAACTATAGCTGTTTTGTTGCCAGATTTAATTATTTCATCAACAATAAATTTATTTTGTTTAATATCTACAGTAAAAATTGGGAAATCTCTTTGAGGAAGTAATCTTGGAGTAGATGCAATTTTATCAAATTCAATAACACTCAATCCAGTCCCTAATTGATCTCCAATACTAAACGTAACAACTCCTGCTGCTCCACCAATGTTAGGATCAACCGCAGTAATGGTGAATAAATCATAATTATATTCATAACTGTTAAACCCTCGCTCAGAAGAACCAATACCAGGATTACATCCCTCAACCATCAGTTTTTCACCAACAACAAATGGATAGTAATCTCCAGTAGAATATTCTGTTTTTATAGTTGCTGCAACTGTTCTTGTTGTTGGATCATATACCATACCATTACTGAGAGGACCGACATCAACTGGAACACCAGCACCAGATTTAATCGGATAAATCTTTGGTAGAACATTATTCATTCCATAAGTATTCTTAAGAATCTCTACTTTAGATTCTTTACTATTAAATCTAAGATCAATATCTTCTACAATTTTACCAGTAATTCCATCAACAACAATTAAATTTTTAGCGTCAAGATAACCTCTACCAAGAGAAGAAATTCCAATAGATTCAATAGAAGTAAATGGAGTAATACGTAAAGATTGTGAGTAGAAAAATATTGGATTAAGTGTTTGATCCGATGGGAAATCATATCCATAATCAGTAATTTCGATATCTTCAATTTTTCCAATATCAGAACTTTGCAGTTCTAATACGGATCCAAAACCATTTGTAGTTGTAACTGTAGTTAATCCAGGAAGAACCTTATAGTTTTCACCAGTATTCAGCATTTCTATTTCAGTGATTGATCCATCTGTATGAGTACAATCAGTTATATACGATAATGATGCGTTATCAGAAGTATATAAATCATTTTCAGGAACTTTACTCAAACTATAAGTAAAGCTGGTAGCAGTAGAAACTGTTACTTTATGCGAACCTGAGTACGCACTATCCATAATTGTAATGGAACCTGCGCCAGATACAGATTTATCAAGATATACACCTTTTTTAGATTCTTGTAGTGGAACTCCAGGAGTATATTTGGGAAGTAAATTATAATAAAGTTCTTTTGGTGTGGTATCATCAACATTTAAAATTATCGTTGAATCTTGACCAACTCTTCCAGTTTTTATTACTTTAAATTCAGTATCTGTTGAATTTTTTGTCCAGGGTTTTGTAAATGTATTATCTTCATAAAAATCTAAATCAAATGCAGGATAGTCATTTTGAAAATAAGTATACTTTAAAGATTCATCTGATAAGTCAAATTTAACTATACTATATCCCTCAACATCAATTTTAGGATTAACTGGACTTAAAGTTCCCGTAGTGGTTGCTATACCAACAACAGTAATCGGTTGCTCTAGTTGAGAATTATATAAGGTTTCCGAAAGTTTAAAATTATCCTTATCAATTTTGACTGAATAATATGCAGTATTATGATTAAATGCCGCTAGTGCTTTATCACTAGTATGGATAAGTTTATCTCCCGTCGAGAAACCATGGTCTTCAATGTTAACAATTCCGGTAATTGTATCAATACCAAGAGGTTCAAACGTTTTTGGATTTATTATAATATTTCTATTATAATCATCATATTTTACAACTACAGTTTTTTCAATCTTAGGTTTAATGTCAAATACAATTCTATGCCCAGAACTTAATCCATGAGTAGTTGCAGTACTAACTGTTACTTTATTACTAACTACATTTGCTGTAATTTTTGGATACTGAGTAGTAAAACTATGATATGAACTATTTCCAGCGCCGACAAAATATACTAGTCCAATATTATTGGTTGACGCTGCAACTCCCACAAATGTCCCTGTAGAACCAATACCAACTTTAACTGTAGAAATTCCAATAAAATCTTTATTAAATTTTGCAACATAGTAACTTCTGTCATCAATAAAATCAGATCCAAAACCAATAGATGTAGTAGTATCTTCATAACTAATTGAAACTGCATCACTTCGATTTTTATTATATTTGACAATATCACCTGTTTGAAGATTGTGATCTTTTATATAAATTTTTTGCGGTAAAACAAATACATTTGTTGCTCCAGTACCAGGATTTGCAAAACTTATAGTAACTCCTAAACCTGGATTTGAAATACTAGGAGATAATCCTACAGATTCAACAGGATTAAAATAAATTTCTCTATTTAATTTAAATTTAAAAGAATTGTCATAATCAGAATTAAACAAAAATTTATTTTGTAAAATTGTTGCTGCAGTTCCTACAAGGTGAATTGGTGAAGATGTTCCATCAATACCTCTGAGAATTCTAAGTCTACCTGATTGTTTTTCGACATTAAGAACCTTAACCTTTTCATCAGATATTTGAAGAATATCATTTTCTCTAATTTTATCAAAATTGGTATTGTTAACATACAGATATGCAGGAGAACCACTATTGCCAATAATATCTAAAGCATAAGTCGTTGTTCCAAGACCAACAAGAGTACATTCTGTTGCAGGAACAGTTACTGTATAACTTCCTTTATATGGAGATTTTACTGTTGAAAAATTTGAAAGGGTTACTATATCTTTATCACTATAGTCATGGGGACTTGTTCCAATAGCAATAAACTCGCCTTTTTTTGTAGATGGATAAAGATCTATATTATTATATACTGTACTACATGCAATACTTGATATCTTTTTGCCTTCAATAAAAGATACTCTAGCAGCAATACCAGATCCTCCAGATTTAGTTTGATCAAAAACTAATCTATCGTTTACTTTATATAAATCTCCACCACTTAATATTTTTACAGAATCAACCTTTCCTCTACGAACTGTATTTGTAGTTAATTTTTGCTTTAGATCATTTGGAAGTGTAATGTATGGATATCTTGTATTTTTGTCAAAGAAATTATATACTGAAGTGTTTCTCTTATAATCACTTTGATTTAAATCAAAATCATCTTGATTTGAAATTCTTTCAGTATTAAATTTACTTGGAATTGAATAGTAATTTTCTCCAATTACGTATGGGAAAATAGGTTTCTTATAATTTTTAAATACTCCACTACCATCAACAAGATCACTTATAGTGCAAAAATATGCATAGGTTCCATTTGGAAAGTCTGGAGTTATGCAATATCTTCCATTATTTTCATCAAGAACACTTTCATCTTCTACTCTATAAAAAGTAAAATCTTCTATAAAATATCCAGAAGCAAAATTAGGAGGTCTATTGTCTTTAAGAGAAGATTCATCAATATATCCACTCTTCATTCTAGTAACTATGCCACCAGACCTTAAAGAATATCCATAGGGTCCGTAGATGGGATTTCCATCATATGCCCATCCAATGATGGGAGAATGATTTTTCGAGTCTAGTTCTGTTCTATTAAAAGGAATATCGTTTGTTCCATATGCCTTATTACCTTCAGAGTCACTTGGAACCATTAGTCTTCTCAAATATCTCGGAGCATAAATGTGAGCATATTGAATACCATAATCTTTAGTAAGTGATCGTGTCAATACTCCATCATCTTGTTCAAGTTTATCTAGATTTTCTTGGAATAAATTTATTTTCCAAGATTGCAATTTGGGTTTCAATTTAGATTGAGAAAGAGATTCTAAAGATACTGCACGAATTGTAGTATTATCTGGACTATAACCACGACCACCTTCAATTACGATAATTTTATCAAGTGTACCATCACTTTTAATTGTTGAGGTTAATACGGCACCAGTTCCATCCCCATCAACAATAATATCTGGAGAAGAAGTAAAATTTTGACCTCTATTCAAAGGAATTGCTTTAGTTATTTGGCCATTGTTAGTAATAACTTTAATTTGAGAAGATTGTCCAACGGAATAACGAACAACGGGATTTCTTTCAAAATCTACAATATCAGTAACACCATAACCAACTCCACCGTTACTCATATGAATATTATCAATTAATCCTCTAAATCTTGGTTGAATTTGAGCAACAAAATCTGATCCAATACCAGTTTTTCCAGAAAGAGTAACGGTAATTGGTGGATGATTAAAAGTATGAGTACCAACTCCAGATCTAACTAAATTAACATATTCGCCTCTATTCAAAAATATATTCGCAGTATTTCCGACTCCAAGAACAGAAAGTTTGAATGTATCTTTGTCTAAAACGGTTGCAATATAATCAGTGTTTATATCAAGACCTGTTAGTGTAGTTTCTGTAGAACCATAATATTGGATTATATCACCAGTGATATACCCATGATTAATAGACGTGATCGCATTTTGCGCTGTATTGATGCCTACGTGGGGAGAAGTAGTCTTTCTGTTAGAATACCCCTCACCAGGTTCAATGACACTAATAGAGTCTATCTGACGCTTCTTAAGGAGTGCTTTTAAATTATGTCTACCAATACCATTCCCAGTTAAGTCTACGGTGTTAATACCGGCAGCAGCATCATTGCGAGTATTGAAAAGTTTTACATGAGTAGAATTTGCAACTCCAACGTAATATGATGCATTGGTCGTCAATCCTACAATTGCTCTTTGATTTGCAGTCCTATATGTAACTTGTTCGTAGTTCCTAAATTTATGAAATGTAGAAAATCCAATTGTGTTGGTAGTTTTATTAATAATAGTACTATCAAATTCAGCAATATGGTCAGACAACTTCATATTTACTGAAGCAGTGGCACCTTTTCCATTGCCACCAGATATTTTAATAGTAGGAGTTCCTTCATAGTCAAATCCTCTACTAATAATATTAATAGAATCTAAAGAACCCGTAACTCCAAGAAAACCACTTGCGCCTCTTCCGTTAGAATCTTCAATGATTAAATTTGGTGGATTAATGATATCAAATTGATTATCTGAAGAGATTACGTCAATACTTTTAACTTCTCCATAGTAAATATTTCTGCTCGACTTGTAGTTTAAAATTTCAACACCATTTGCTAAAATTCCAGTCATTCCTGGACGAGTTTTAATAATACTTGAGGATTCCTGTGATGGTACTGGAATTTCTCTTAAAAGTTTCTGGTCCTGTAAAATTTGATCATAATAATCATATAATCTAATCTTATTATTTTTTACTGTTGTAGATTCAAACGTAACATATTTTTTAAAGAAAATATTTTCTTTACTAATAGAAAATTTTAAAGTAGTATCATTAACCTTACTGACATAATAAGCACCAGCATCAAATAATTTAGTTCCCTCAATATTTTCAGTTTGCTTATTTCCATTTATATCATAAAAATTTCTTGAAATGACTTCAGAATAATATTGAACTTTATCTCCAGTATTTAATCCATGATTTTTAGTAAATGAAACTTCAGTTCCTTCAAAAGTTCCATTGATATCTAAATCAATGGAACCAATAGAGATTCCTTTTGATGGTATGGATGAAGATGCTACTAAAATATTATTATTGGAATCATTATAGACGTTCTGAACGTTTGAATGGTAATTTTCTATATTTTTAAAATTAGGTGCAATACCCTTTGAAATTCTTTTTCTTATAGTATAGATTTTATTAACATCTAATTCAGAATCTGATCTAAGGTCTATTTTAGTATCACTAACAATAGACTTAATTTCAGATCTTATTAATTCCCCAGAATTATCAATTACATCAATAATATCACCATCATGAAAATATTGTTTATTATTTAATTCTAGTGAGTATGTATTATCGGTTAAATCAATTGTAGATATTGACTTAACTGTAAAAGTTATTTTATGATTATAAATCCAACTATTAAATTTATAACCTTCACCATTGAAACCAATGGTTTTTACTCTGGATAAGATTCCTTTTTTATTATAAAGAGAACCACTTGGAATATCCGCATAATTAATTATTGAAGAAATATTACCTTCAACACGCTCACCATCTATAGTTGCATATGCAAAAGTATTACTATCTGATACAGATTCTTCTTCCTCAATTTCTTTAAAGATGAAATCAATATCTCTAAACTGATTAATTGTTTTAGAACCATAGTATAGATTCCCAGATGTTCCGTCACTGTAAGTAACTCTCAAATTGCCAGTTTTAGCAAAACCAACTGTTGAATCAACATCAAGAATTGTTGAACCTATAGAAACCTTGTTTAATAATCTAGTTTTTGATGTTGTTTTAAAATCCCCATAAATTGCTCCATCAAATGTAATATCCCTATTATATCCAGCATCAATATCAAGTCTATAATATATTTTTCCACTATCTCCAACTACTCTTTCTGAATATGCAATAGGTGCATATGATTTTGAAGGTCTATCTTGAAAAATAGTAATATTTTCAATGTTATCAAACTTATCTGCGTTCAGAGTGGGTTCAATTACCAAACTTTCTACTTGATCATATTGTGCATCTGAAGGTCTAAAAAGTAACTCTGTAGGATTTATTAGTTCTACATTTACTCCATATAAAGCTTTAAATAAAATTTTAAAAGATTCTTCAGTTCCTTTTGATGCATAAAAACTTCTTATCTGCTTAAGAAAGGTATTTTGATTTACTCCATAACTAAGTTCTCTATCATCAAACCCTAATGCAAGTTCTTTTTTCTTTTTGTTTAAAAATTCGGATAGAAAGAGAACGCTAAGATTTATAATATCATTATTCCGTTTATGTCTTTTAGCATTAGTAGTTTCAAATAACACTGAATCTAATTCATTGATATCTGTATACTCACAAACACCACTAAATCCTCTAATACATCCCGTAAAAGTAGTTGCAGTCTTACCAGTATATGTAATAATTTCATCTTCAATTTTTAGAAGTCCATATTCATCCGGGAATCCTGAAGTTGAAGATACTGCAATTTCATTATCAGAAGCACTAATATTTTTTTCTAACTTAATAGAAGATACTGTATTCGTAAAAGAATCAATTTTATTATATTGATCAATATTATTGATCAAATCAATTGGACCACCTTGATACTCCTGTCCTCTGTAATACTCTCTTAAAAATTCAGATATCAGAGGAAAATCCGACCTGACATATTCAGGAACTTGATTCTTAACGATTTTGGAAAGTTGAACTCTTTTTTCTGTCATTTTAATTTAAGTATTAGTATCCGCTGCTGTAACCACCGCCACCTGAAGAACCGGAAGAACCGGAAGAAGAAGATGAGGAGGAAGAAGATGATGAAGAAGATGATGATGACGAATATGACGAAGACGAGGAAGGTGTTGGTGTTTGAGACGGCGTATTCGCCTGCTGTGTGGCAGATGTAGGCGAAATACCAGTATTATATACACTTGTAGCAGTTGCTCTAGTACCTGCCCTTGCTCGCGCTTCTGCGAGGGGAGTTGTACCTGCTCTTCCTCCAGATCTGACTAAGTTACCAGTTGCATAACTGGAAGATGTTATGTATGTAGATGCGGAAGAGTCAACACCTGAAGAAATATCATCAACTACCATATCAAAAGTGCTGTTTCCAATATCTAATTGCAAATATAGGTCTTGAAGACCAATTACATCATTAGATTTAGGTGCTGCTGATATTTCAATAACAGGTTGTCCATCAACTATTTTTCCTGAAGTTACATTTACAGGATTCAATGTTACAACACCGTTAGCATAGTCAATTGTTCCTACGTTTCTTTTCACGATACTGGGATTTTGAGAAGTTAGCGTTGGAACAGTAAAAAAGAACAAATCTCCAGTTAAATTATCAAAATTTGGAACATCTCCCAGATATAAAGTCTCTTGAATTCCACTAACAGTAAAACCAGATGATTTTATGTTGTATCCTTCAAGACTCTTTATATGGAACTGATTACCAAAACCAATAGAGTATTCAGCAAAAGTGTTTAAGACAACTCTCAAATCTCTTCGTATACTGATATTAGTTATATTAGATGTAATTGCTTGATTACTGTCATCAATAATTCTTTGAAATCTGGAATATTTAAATCTTGCACCATATCTATTTAATTCTGTCGATTCTGCATATTTTTGAACATTATTCTGTACAATTGAGGAAACCCGCTGAGAAGAAGGAGTTAAATTTGAGTTATAGTAAACTTTTGAATCAATTTCAACATAAAGATACTTAAGATCAAGAATTTCTGTAACAATTCCTGCTACAGAGTATTTTTTTAGTTTTTGTTTAATGTTTTCTTTAATTAAATTTGGTAAAAAGTCTCCAAATTTAGGTTTTATGCTAATAAAAACTTTTCCATATTGAGGAGGTACTAATTCTTCTCCTCCAAACACAGAAATAGATTCTGTTTCAGGATAAATTTTTGATGGAATTAAAGTTTCATAATCTAAAGATGTAACTGCTCTATTTTGGGTCGTAAATGATCTTGGAGCAAATTTTTTGATAGATTCTACACTTTCGATATTTTCTCCACCAGAAGAAGAGATGCCAGTCGTTAATAATGAAACTCCATCGGTTACAGTATACTCTGTTGCATTCCTCTGATACGTAATTCGACCATTAAATGTAAAATTACTGACTCCATTAGCACTATCACCATTAGATCTGATATAATTTACCGTTACAATGTTGCCATCATTTAATTTATACCCAAAAACACCATCTCCAAACAAAATTTCATACCGTTCATCTTCTACTTCTTGTAAAAAGTATACTTTTGCAAATCTATTAGACCCAAATAAGTTATCTTGCCTAGAATAACGTGCTGCCGCCGTTGCAGTTTCACTATCTCTAACAAAAACTGACATTAAATCAGTGTCAATACCAGAATTTGGTAAAATAAACTTTTGATTATAGTCTCTAGAATTAATAGTGAAGTTTTGAGTGATTAGTGGACCTTCATAAATTGGAATATTATTAAAAATAGCAATTCCATTTGCAACAGGAACTGTAATATCATCAATAATCGAGAAAATAAACGAAGAATTTGCAAAAGTTCCCTGAGAAGTCGCAATTGGTCCCTTTTTGAGGGTCAAAGAAATAGGTGCAGGTGATACTGTTGATACATCAACGAAAAAACTAACCGTTGCTCTTGCAGATTTTCGTGATTTTGGCAAATAACCAATATTTCGTGCAATCGAAACTACATTTTCTCGTAATGTTGCACTGTCAAGGAATACTTCATTAGCAACCATATTGGCATTATATGAAGTAATGTATGTGTTATACGCTAAAACATCAAGAATGGTCGATAGGTTAGATCCCTCAAAGTCATAATCCGTAAAATTGGAATTTGACTGAAGATAATCTTTGAGTGATTGTTTAACCTGATCGAAATCTAGGTTTGAAAAGTTTGATAACGGCATTTTACCTAGTTGGTTGCAAAATAAATTTTATCTGTTGAGCTTCTATGTTACCACCAATGATGTCATAGACAATTTCTACATCATATCCATTATTTTCAAAGTCAGGTTCAACTCTTACGTTTCTAAGATTAATTCTTTGTTCGTAAGTTTCTAATGAATATTGAATTTGGTCCTTAATTGCTGATGCAGAAATATCGTCTAACAATTCAAAAAGAGAATCTGAAATTTTTGTTCCAAAATTGGGATCAAAAAACTTCTCTCCGGGTGATGTTAGAATAATATTTCTTACTGAACGTGCAATTGCATTTTCATTTTTAAGGGCAATCAGGTCATTAGACAGGGGATTAACCTGAAATGACATACTAATATCTTTAAACCCTTTACTAACCCTTTCTAAAGGCACTCTAGTACAGCAATTATGAGTTATTTATTAGAGATATTTTATTATTATGACCAACGATCATGAACCTCTTGAAGTTTTTGCTCCATTGCACGCTTTTCTCTCACTTTTTTTAAATGTTTTTCACTTTCGACCTCTGTAATCAAGGTCATTCCATCCTGAATGAATGAATTTCCCTTATCTACAGAACCGTCGAGATGTTGTGGATGACTCATAATACGTTTTTTACTTATTTATTCTTGATTTGATGAGATATCTTTAAATTTTATACTAAAACCATCGGCATTAACCGCAGTTTCCCGTTCTTTTGCTGTTTTCCAGAAATATTCGTCCTCACGTCCCATACCAAGTCTGTCATTTCCATTCTCAACTTGATAATATTGAGTTGATACCTTGAAATCTGGCATCTTGGGGTCAACAGGAGTTAGGCTGTTGTCGAAAATACGTAATCTATTGTTTGGATATAGTGCATATTGACCATTTTCAAGTTCAATTAGATTATGTGATTTGTGTTCTGCAGGATTTTCACTAGTTGCATAGTCAACATAGTCAGGATCATGATGATAATTGTCAATAGTGCAAATATATGTCCCTTTTACATTACCATGGTCGCGAGTATAACACTCAAAGTCCATACTTCCAATAAATTTCTTATCCACCGATACAACCCCGTAGTCCATACAATTCCAGAATTGTAGGTTAGGTAGACTCATATCAGGATTAGGCGTCTCAGGGTCGCTTACAAACGCGCTGATGGGCAACTTATCGTACATTGCCGCATACTCTGGTAGATAAGTCTCAAAATAAAATGCACGACCAGGTATTGACTTAACTGATACCCATACACCCTTTACAAATTCACCCCATCCACTCTGATGGTCAGTAAGATATTCTTTACGTACCCATACTTCTATAGATGGAAGATTAGCAATTAAACACGCCATAATTATCAAGTTATATTTCTTTATCTAGGCACAAAAAAAGGGACTCGTAGGTCCCCTTCTATATTATCGCTTGCCTTGTCCACGATAACGCTTCTTAGCACCATTACGACTCGTAGCACTTATCAGAGTGTTCTGAGAATTACCTTGACGAGTCTTTTTCGGTTTACCTGGAATGTAATTTCCATCTTTTAGCATTGCCATAATTAAAATCTCCTTTGACTAGCATTTTTATTTCCCATAACCATCATACCCGAGACGAGCAGGACGGTCAAGAGTATTACATACAGAAAACTCAACATAAAACCCTCACGGGATCAAATAATACGAGTCTTCTCATGACCTACACGAATACGAGGATCGCACCAGATCTCAAACCCTTTCTCCTTCGCATCTAAACAGAAACTTACATCCTCTCCACACATATCTTGCACACTCCCAGATTCAAATACTTGCATCTTTGGTGCAAACCATGGATACTCTAAGTTCTCAAAGACTCCATTCTTAATGAGCACCCACCCAAAACCTGTGTAGTCTACAGTGAATGGCTTACGCCGCTTACTGATTGAATCCACTGTTTCGTGGTTCATTACTCCACCATTCTGACGGAAGTCTTCCTCCTCTAACCAATGTGCAACACTCGTAGTCTGACCATCCTCAGTGGCATACCATCCACCGACAATCTCTTTCTCAGTTCCGTCCTCTGCAATTGACATATCACATAGTTGCCAGAACTGATTACTATTAAACACAATATCACTATCAATCCATAACTGATAGTCATACTTTAACTTACCATCCCATGGAACCTGATTCGGTCCACGTAATACATTCGCACCTAAACACTTACAACGTGCAAAGTTAACCATAGAAGAGTAATCTTGACTGATCTGAATACTCATTCCGTTCTGTACCATATCAAAGCACAGTTGCACGAAATTCTTTAAGAAGATATAAGAACACCCACGACCAGGAAGACAAAATACTACAGTCTTCCCACGCATTCTTTCCTTGATCGCATCGATATCCCAATCTGCTTTCTTCTCAACAGTTGGTGGTTTTGCTTTTACAGTGAATCCTTTTGCCATAAATCGAAATTACTTTCAGTTCAATTCTAGTCTATTATGTAGTCTTTGTCAATCAACCACTTTACACCTATACGTTAAATCACTCTCTGTATACTCTGTCTTCATAAGTCCTACCATACCAGTTAGTTGTGCCCAAGTAACCTGAAACATTTCTTCTGGTAGATTGGCATACACACACTCATCCTTAATGTAAATACTGTAAACCGTTTTCAAAAATATACCTCCGAGGGTTTTCACTATCTATAACAGCGCAACTACTATCATACCCACTAATATAAACAGTAGATACTTCCCCACACCACTCCATAATAACATAAACACATTATAAAAAACCCGCGCAGTCACATACGTGAAAACTACACGGGGCACATTCCAATACGACCTTTCAGGGCGTTTTTCAAACCGCAAATTTTTTTCTCTCACATCGACCTCACAGGCACTTTTTACATATCAAAAAAATTTTTAAGTCAACTTGATATCACTCTCGCGTTTTGTCACATCTGTAGGTTAGGGTAGTTACGCTTTTTTATATACGCCCCCCGCGCCCCATAAAACGCTGTTATTTCACACTGTCATCCTAACACATACGGGGGAGACTGTCAAGAACTCCCCCACTAATATCAGACCCCAAAGTAACAATCTCTGTTGATTTCTGTGATGTTAACTTTGGGGTCATTCCACTTAACACCATCAGGGGTCTCAAATGTGTCCTCCGTGATACATCCCTGCAGCGCATCTACGAAGGTTTCATAATCACCTGCAACACGCGCAAGATCATACAGAGCCTCATCATTACCAATCCAGAGAGCAACATTCCAGGTCTCGTAATTTGTCCAACCGTTGTAACGTGTGTCGGTGAGATTTGTCTGAAAGGTGGCGGTCATGTGGGTTGCGTGTGTGCCTACACTACTGAGACACTTTAGAGGCTTCAGTTAATAAACCTCACCAGGTATCGGGTGTACTTAGCGACTCAATATATGCCTCGCAATGTTCTGACCCTTCCAAACCGAAGAGTTTATCCCAGTCAATATCGTGCGGATTAAAATCACCCAGAGCATCAATCTCTAAGGTGATGCGATACTTACTCTTCGTTGCCTGCTGATAGATTGTGGGAGACATTGGAGAACCTCTGTGATACCTTGTTATTATACTTGGAGATTGGAAATATGTCTAGCGACCTAAGTCCTATTTAGAAACTGTCACGGCGGTTCTTGACTTTTGGGCGGAGTGATGATAGACTGCGGGCCAAGATGACTATAAATTCACACATTAAAAGAGACCTTTATAGTCAATAAGATAAGACCTTTATGAGGGTCTTTAGAGGGTCTTCAGAGTTACTTAGGAGATGCTTCTGAGTATACTTAAAGAGGTGTTTTCCACAGTAATCAACACAATTGTGGAAAACATTGTGGAAAACGATAAACAACGCAAATATATTTAAAATAACATTTTTAATAGAAAAACACCTTGATTTTGTATATATTCGATGAAAAAAGGTGTGATTTGGGATATATCGGTGGTCTTACACATATCAGGGAGGACACCACAACCAATCCCCTCAGATGCCATCTTCTTAGTATAACATAGGCAACATACTTACGTCAATCATACTGTATCAAACGCGAGTAGGATTACCTTGATAATCTACCATCTCTCCCTTGTTATCTTCATCAGCAATCACATCCAGAATAGAAAGGATTTCATTTCCGTTGTTACCTTGCTTAAGGAGTTCGATTGCAGTTTGTTGGTTGAACATTTGGATAAGAAAGTGTTGTTTAGTAAATGGGGTTGTTGTTAATCTAGGACTTACCGATGCAATGCTAACGTGCCTAGATTGTTGGATTAAGTGTTAGTCTAGCAGATGAGGATAATACTCTTGGACATCTTCAATCAATTCATCGACTGTTAGTTTGTCAATATCATTTGAGAGATAATCATATAACATTGCCAGACAATCTTTTAGGTCTAAACCATCAATTACCTCTTGCACATAATTGTTTTGAAGTTCATCTCTATCGATGATGTTTGTTGTTGTAGATGTGTTCATTGGAATTAAAATGCGTAAGTTTGATTGATTGCGTCAGACTTAAATCGTCGGCACAGTTTAAACAAGAGTTTTAAGTCGTCTGTGATTACATATCGGAATGAGGATGATTCGATAATGAAGTGATCATCTTCCAACCATATTTGTGGAAGTTGTTTCTTGTAGATTGGAACATTAAGTAACTGAGTGTTCATTGTAGTATCAGGCAAAGACATAACCATTAGTGAATGATTCAGTTTTAAATACTTTTTCAGTACCCATTTGACCGACGAACTTTCTTACAAACCACTGATAATTCTTTTGGAAAACTCCTTCTCCAGTGATACAAAACTCATCACAAAGTGCATTCAGTCTGCTCTTTGTTGTAACTGACTGATAACCACCATCAAAGATTGTCATAGAGTCATCATCTATCTCTGCAATCTTATTGCCGTGGAGACGTACAATAGAAACGTTTTCTTCCTCATTAAAGTGAACAGTTGTGTTTGCATTTGACCAGTTTTGATTGTTGTGAATAGCAGCAATCATTTGGGATTCGATTTTTCTCATTTTGGTTTGGAGGGTTGTGGTGCTTACACTACTGAGACACTTTAGAGGCTTCAGTTACTATACCTCTGCTTTTAGTAAGTTACAACAACGATCTGCTTCTTTCAGTACATCATCATCTAATTCATCCCATTCGACATACTCATATGCCCCGCGATTTGTTTCATAACTACCATCTTCATAAAGGGGATGATACATTAAAAGAGTTTGATGATTGCCATCTAATGTATACGTGCAACCGTTAGTTTGTGAAATTAAAAATACCATAGTTTTGAGAATAAATGTGATTTAGTAGTGTTTAGAAAGGATTAGTCCAGCGATCATATTGTGAATCCGTGATAACACCATCCTTACAAAGATAATCCGTATAATTATTCCATTCTTCGCGTTTGGCACATACATCACCTTTGAAAGATGGTTCGTTTTCAATCACATCTGCCCACAATTGGCGGAAATCAGATAGGACTTGAACTTTGGTCATTTTCATAATACTTTTGTTTGTGTGGTGTGGTGGGTGTGTGTCCTTACACTACTGAGACACTTTAGAGGCTTCAGTTGTTATTTCTTTGTGATGTGGCACCAACGTAATGATTTTGGTGCTTTATGTGCTTTCAATTTAGTCACCTTAACTTTTAAACCTGCATTGTTAAGATCTTCTGCAATTTGAGTGAGGTTTGTGAGACTTGCGTTCATTTGGTTGGGTTCTGTTACTACTAGGACACTTTAGAGGCTTCAGTTACTATGCCTCTGCAAGTTCTTGTTGTTGTAACATCAATTGCTCCTCTGTAACCTCATCCACACAGTCTTGAATCACAGTGTAGATGTAATCTATCTGACCAACATCATCAAAGATACGTGCAACAAG